TACTGCCGATCTTCGCCACGAAGATAGGCGTCGAGCCGCAGGACGCCATGACGGCGCCGACGGTAAAGTCGCCTGCGCAGCTGCGCGAGGCGCTCGCCGAGAAGATGCCGGGCGCGACGAAGAAGGCCAGGCTCGAAGAGGCCAAGGCCGAGATCGCCAAGTTCACGGCCAACGTCTCCTCCGGCACGACGCTGGCGCCCGCCAGCGATCGACGGCCGGAAGCAATCCAGACGGCGAAGACGATCTCTTCGCTGTCGACCAAGCTCGCCGCCCTGACGGGGCGGTGAGACCACGCACGCACGGCCGAGGCTGTGCGCCCATAGCGTGTCGTGGTGGGCCGCCCTTACACGGGCTTGGGCGGCCCGTTTTTGAAGTGAAACCGAAACCTGAAACAGAAAGCTGAAACATGAACGCGATTGCACAGACTACCGCGACCGGCGCGCTGGCCGCACTCAAGGGCCTGAAGCGGGGCATCCAGAACGTCAAGTCGACCATCATGGTCAAGGGCGGCGACCCCTACCTAAAGGTCGGGCGCGACGGGCGCTGGTGCTACGGGCAGGAAGACATCGAAGTCGAGGATGGGTCGCCCTGGGCCGCAAACCCGCTGTCGCTCCAGCATGGCTGGGTTTGCTGGAACCGCGACAAGGGCGCCGACAACTCCGGCGGGCCGCTCGGTGAAGTCATGGTCGGTCTGGGTGCGCCCCTGCCGCCGAAGTCTTCGCTGCAGGACCACGGGCATGAGTGGGATCAGCAGTATTCGATCCTTATGAAGTGCATGGGCGGCACCGACAAGGGCGAGCAGGTCCTATACAAGACGGCGTCTGTGGGCGGCGTCGCGGCGATGGACAAGCTCCTCGGCGCGATCGACGCCCGGCTCGGCGAAGACACCGATGCCGTGGTGCCGATCCTGTCGCTCGAAATCGACAGCTACAAGCACAAGCTCTACGGCAAGACCTACGTTCCGGTCCTCAACGTCACGGGCTGGGCGACGATCGACGGTGTCGAAGCGGTCGAAAGCGAAGACGTCAAGGCCGAGCCGGAAGCCAAGCAGCCGGAACCGGAGCCGGTCAAGGCGGCCCGTACCCGCAAGGCCGCCGAGCTGGCCACTGCGCCGATCGACCCGACCAGCATGACGCTTGAGCAGATGGAAGCGCGCATCGCCCAGAAGAAGGCCGACGCGGACAAGGCGAAGGCCGACGCGGACAAGGCGAAGGCCGAGCCGGTCGAAGACCCGGCGGAAGCCCGCCGCAAGGCCCTGCTCGCCCAGCTCGCCGAGCTGGACGGCCCGGCCAAGGAAGCCGCTCCGGCGGAACAGCCGGCCGGCGGCCAGACGATCCGACGTCGCCGCGCTTGACAGCACGCCGACGCGCGTCTAGCGTGTCGGCGTTTCTTTCACCTCCCTGGAAGTTCCCCACTGACCCTGGCCCCGCCGAGCAATCGGCGGGGTCTTTTTTATGGTTCTTGACAAGCACTACGAAGCGTGGGAGTGTGGGGCCTTCAACCGGAGGAGCAGTTGACCAACCCCCTCGCCGACATCAACAATATCTGCTTCGTCGACACAGAGACGCGCGCACTGAAAAGTGCGTCAGTATCCGATGGTAACCTGAAGAGCGCAGGCACCTACCGCTACGCGAAGAACGCCTTCGTGATCGTCAGCACTTTTGCGATCGGCGACGAGCCGGTCTTCGAGGTGAGCCTCGACCGAGGCTTCGACGGCGACTGGCTGTGCTGGGACGAGATGCCGCGCTCGCTGCGCGAGTTCCACAAGCGGGTCGAGCAGCGCGAGGCATGGTACGCCGCCTGGAACATGGGCTTCGACCGCAACGTGTGGAACGAGGGCACCTACGACTTCCCCCGGCTGGCGCCCGACCAGACGATCGACGTCATGGCGCAGGCCGTGGCGTCGAACCTGGCCCCTTCCCTGGAAGGGGCGGCGCGCGGCCTGAAGATCGCCGGCAAGCAGTCGGACGGCAAGGCGCTGATACAGCTCTTCTGCGGCCCCGACGGCGCGACACCACAGTCGGAGCCGGTGAAGTGGAGCCTGCTCAAGTCCTACGGCCTGCAGGACACGGCGGTTCTGCGCGAGGTGTTCCGCGCGACGCGCGCGCTACCCTTCGAGGAGTGGGAAGACTATTGGGTGTCGGAGGCGATAAACGAGCGGGGCGTAGCGATTGACGTGCCGTTCGTCGAGCGCGCGGCCGAGGTATCGAAGGCTGACATCGCGCGGTCGAACGCGCTCCTGAACCGCTGGACCAACGGGCAAGTTACGGCCGTGACGCAGGTCGCCAAGATCGCCGATTGGGTCTACGACCGGCTGGAATACACCGAGGCGCGCATGCTGCTCGTCAGTGAGTTCGACGAGGAGGCCAGCACCGAGGATGACGACGCGGGCGACCTGAAGGTCGGCAAGCTGTCGCTCGAGCGCTCGCGGATCGAAAGCGTGCTGGCGTTCTTCAACACGCTGGGCCCACTGTCCGAGCGCGACCAGGCGATCGTCGACGTGCTCACCGTGCGCCAGTTCGGCGGCTCGGCGTCGCCGCAGAAGTTCGGCAAGATGCGCGACCAGCACGACGGCGGCCGGCTGAAGGGCCAGTACGTCTTCAACGGGGCGCAGCAGACGGGCCGCTACTCGTCGAAAGGTGTGCAGACGCATAATTTGACGCGCTCGTCGCTCGGGCCTTTCGAGGCGGCGGCGATCGAGATGATCAACGACATCAACATGGAGCCAAGCAAATGAAACGTACCCGAGCACCATCCGCCGACGGCAGCGACCAGCCGAACGCCGAGACTAGCCAGACCGTTGCCGCAGGCCAGCTTCGCGCGTTCATCGAGCGCGTCGAACGCTTGCTGGAAGAGCGCGCGACGGTCAACGAAGACGTCGCCCGGGTTTACGCCGAGATGAAGGGCACGGGCTTTGACACCAAGGCCGTGCGGGCGCTCGTGCGACTGCGCCGCATGGACCAGGCCAAGCGCCAGGAAGAGGAAGCGGTCCTCGATCTGTACAAGTCGGCGATAGGGATGGAATGACCGTCTCCCCTGCCTTTCTCGACGCCTTCCACAGCCTTGACGCGGTTCCCGGCAAGTATGCCGGGAGCCCGCCGAGCAAGAAGCTGTCCATGCTGCTGCGGCCGGCGTTCATTGCGGCGCCGCAGCGGACGCTGGTCTGGGGCGACTGGTCGGCGATCGAGGCCCGGGTTCTGCCCTGGCTGGCCGCCAGCCCGGGCGGCGACGCTGTGCTCGACGTCTTCAGGACCAACGACGCGGATCCGAAGCTGCCGGACATCTACATCATGACGGCGGCGGCGCTTCTCGGCCGCGACGCGGTCGAGCTGTGGCAGGAATACCTCGCCGAGGAGAAGAGCGCCAAGGACGCCCGCCAGGCCTATGGCAAGGTCCCAACCCTATCACTAGGGTTTGGGGGCGGGCTCGGCGCGCTGACGGCGATGGCGACCAACTACGGCGTCTATCTGGACACCGCCACCGCGCTGCGCGTCGTCGAAGACTGGCGCGCGACCAACGCCTGGGCCAAGGCCTTCTGGGGCAAGCACGGGCGCGAGGGGTCCTACGGCCTGTGGGGCGCGGCGAACAGCGCCATCGAGAACCCGGATACGCCCTACGTGGCGGGCCGTGTGGCCTATGTCTACGATCGGAGCTACCTCGGCGGCACGCTGTTCTGCGCGCTGCCCTGCGGCCGGCTGCTGACCTACCCCGGCATCAAGTGGGAATGGCGCGAGATCGAGGACAAGAAGACGAAGAAGCTGGTGGACCGCTATCAGCTGACCTTCATCAAGGGCTACGGCCGCACGGCGGCCTGGTACGGCAAGCTGTGTCTCGGCGCCGACACTCTTGTCGCTACGGACGGCGGCTGGAAACGCATCGTCGACGTGTGTGATGGTGACCTCCTGTGGGACGGCGTCGAGTGGGTGCGCCACGGGGGCTTGCTTAAACAAGGATACAAGTTTACCGTACCACTGGACGGCGTCGACATGACGCCCGATCACAAGGTTCTGACGGTGGAAGGGTGGCAAGATGCCTGGAAGTGCCACGGACTTGACCGGGCGCCAGTTCGGCTCCCTGACGGTTTTGCGGAGAGGCCCGACGCGCGCGCGCGGGAAGTCCGCGCTGTGGGTGTGCCGGTGCAAGTGCGGGGCCGAAACAGTAGTTGGCTCCGATGGGTGGACGCGGCCAAATCGTCGCCCTTCGCCGCAATCATGCGGGTGCGAAACGTCAGAGCGGATCGGGTCGAAGCATCGAACCCACGGCATGACGCGGCACCCGGTCTACGGGGTATGGCGCTCGATGGTGGATCGCTGCACGCTACCCTCGCACCAAGCGTGGAAGAATTATGGCGGGCGGGGCGTATCGGTTTGCGCGCGCTGGCGGCGCTTCGCCGCCTTCTGGGCCGATATGGGGCCGACCTATCAGCGAGGCTTGACGCTGGAGCGGAGAGACAACGAGAGAGGCTACGAACCGGGAAACTGTATCTGGGCGACGCGCACAGCGCAGGCCCGAAACCGGCGCACGAACCTGCCTATAAACATGCTGGCGCTAGCGGCGCGGACGGGCGCGCCGCACTCCACGCTGCTTTATCGTTGGCACCGGAACCTGTCTATGACCTCGCCGACGCCGGACCCCGATCGCGTTTCGTGGTTCTGGGCGCTAGCGGACCTTTCATTGTCCACAACTGCGAAAATGTGACCCAGGCGACAGCGGCGTCGATCTTGAGACGGACCCTGAAGCGTCTCAACAAGGGGTGGCACCAGAACGACGACCGCTCCTGGCGTCGCTACAGAGAGTTCATGCCGACCGTCATGCACACGCACGACGAGATCGTGACCGAGCCGTTCGAGTGCTACGAGAAGGAGGCCCGGGCGGACTTGCTCGAACTCATGGAACGCAACGACGAGTGGGACGAAGGGTTGCCGCTGAAGGCGGAGATCACGTCGTTCTGGGCTTACACGAAAGCAAAGGTCTAAGGAGAACACTGATGCAGATCACGGATGAACAGATTGCGCTGGTTCGATCGGCCTATGAGGAGGCCATCCGAGGCGGAAGCAACATTGATGGGGCTTTGCGTGCCGCCATCTACGCATCCCCGCCCGCCCCGCTGCCGCACGAGGAAGACGATCTGTTGGATGCGTTGAGCAAGTTGCTTGGGGCGCTCGAAACACATCGTCAGATTTGTCTCCGGGGCGGAGGAATACCGCCATGGAACAGCAAAGACCCATTAGGCCGAGCCATTGAAGCGTTTCGCTCCCTCCTCGCCCGCGCCGCCCTTACCAAGGAGCCATCATGAGCCAGGAGTTGGAGGAGAAGGTTGCGCTTGCTGTTGACGATGCAGCGCGCCGACGCAGCGTGTTTCTTGATTTCGGCGACGCGGCGGAAATCACCCGTGCCGCCCTAGCCGTAGTCCGTGCCGCCGACGGCCCGCGCCCCCCACCCCAAGGAGCCACCATGAAAACCGCCACATACGTCATGCTCACCATCATCGTGCTCCTGCTCGCCGTGCCTCTCCTGCACGCCAGCGAGCCCTACGAGCCACGGCCGGAGCCGAAGCAGCTCACCCGCGAAGAGGCGCAGCGCGAGGCGATCCGCCAGGCGCGCGAGCTCGCCGGCAAGCTGGGCGGCGCGTCGAGCGCCAACAGCGCGAAGGGGGGCCGGTGATGACCGAGAAGCGGGGCTACCGCTCCTGGCGCCGCTACAGCGACTTCATCCCGGTCGTCATGCACACCCATGACGAGATCGTCACCGAGCCCTTCGAGGGCTACGAGAAGGAGGCGCGCGGAGCGCTGCTCGGGGTGATGGAAAAGAACGACGAGTGGGACGAGGGGTTGCCGCTGAAGGCGGAGATCTCATCGTTCTGGGCTTACACGAAGGCGAAGGTTTAAGGAGGACACGACCAATGCAGATAAGTGATGAGATGCTCGGCGAGATGATCTATCGGGCGCTTTACCAGCATCAAGGCGGTCTGTGGGAATGCGTGTCCCCTCGCCATTTCTGGTACGATGCTGCGTCTCGCTTGCGCGCCGCCCTGTCCGCCCTCTCCCTGCCCGTACAGCCGGTGGCGTGCGAAAACGAGGCCCACGACCATCCTAGTCACGACTGGCGTCTGGCTTGTCTGAAATGCGGCGTGTTTTGCGGAACTGATCTGTCCACCACCCCACCAGTCCCGCCAACGAAGGGGCCGGAAGACGATCTGATCGCGGCGCTGGAACGTGTGAAGGCGCTTGTCGTCGGCGATCGCGCTCCAAACTGGAACTCGGACATGGCAGTCACGCAAAGCCGCATGAGGATCGCAGACATTTGCGACCTCGCCCTCCGTTCCGCTCTCACACCCTCGGTGCAGCCGTGAGCGGGGCGGTGGAACTGGAAGCGAGGATCACAAGCTACTTGTCCTTGGGCGGCTTGTTCAATCCTGAAATGGCGAACCATGACGCGGTGCGCGACCTTCTCATTGATTGCCGCGGCGAACTCGCCACCCTTCGCGCAGACAATGAGCGTCTAGGACGGGAACGCGATGACTACAAGGCCGACTATCTGCGACGGCACAAGGACGTTGGCGACATGATGGAGCGCGCCATCGCCGCCGAAGCAGAACGAGACACCCTCCTCGCGCAAGTGGGAAGGTTGACGGAGGCGCTGCAAACTCTGTCCAGAGAAATGCGCGCCGCCCTGACCAAGGAGCCATCATGAGCCAGGAACTGGATGCCGCATCACGAATGCTCGGGGCCGTGGACGGGTTTGCACACGCCCTGATTAACGTCAGAGCGCAGATTGCGCGTCTTAATGGCAGATACGCGCCAATGATCAACCCTCATCATACCCGTAAATTGCAGCGGAGGGCAGACATTTTGCGTCCTCTGCTGGCAGTCGAATCGTATCTGGTAAAAAGCCATGCTGACTGTCAAGCAGCCTACCGCGCCACGCTTTCCGCCAGCCCTCTCGGAGAACAGTGATGGTCGAGAAGAGAGGCTACCGCTGCGGCGCCTGCAAGTATTTCACGCGGCGCCCGCTGGGCACGACGAGGCCCTGCACCAACTGCGGGGCGCCGCCGGCGCGCCTTGTGCTGTCGAACAAGCGCGGCGGTACGCACCGCCGCGGCGAGAACCGCGCCGGCACGCCCGTCGTGCGCCACCTGATCGACCTGGTGACGGAGCGCGGCTGGACGGCGGCGGACGTCGCCGACTACGTAAAGCTGGCCCATAACAGCCTGTCGGTGTGGCGCACGGGCAAGATGGATCCGTCGCTTCGGTCGCTCGAGGCGCTGGCCGACGCGCTCGGCTACGAGTTGAAGCTGGTCAGGAAAGGACAGAGCGATGCGCGAGACTGACGTAAAAGAGTTCATAGAGTTTGTTAAAAGCGCCCCCGTGTCCAGCGGCGTATGCTGCTGCGGCGAGCCAATGAACGGGCATCCCGACCCGATGTCCTGCGGCCACACCCCCGTCGATCAGTGGGAATACTCCCTGCGCTGCTGGCTTGACCAGCTACAAGGAACCGAGGAGGCTCGCAGTGCGCTTTCTGAGGGTCAGTGAGTTCGTCGCCAGCCGCTACAAGCCGCGCCAGTGCCCGGCGTGCCTGAACGGCATGACGTCGCCGAAGAAATTGAAGTCTGGGCGCCCCGAGCCACGCTCGACGAAGTCGCGCGGGCACGACCATCCGGTCAGCCGTGGTGGCGACTACAGCGCCTACGTGTTCATGTGCAAGGGCTGCAACGCCGACCAGGGGCTGCGCGACTTCGTGCAATGGGCTAGGGTTCTCCTGCATCGCGGCGACCGGCGTGCCGAGCACGTCACGGCGCTCGCCGTGCTGGTCAGGGGGTGGATCGCGGAACACGGAGGCGGACGTGCGACAGACAGGTTACGAGCAGCTACCGGAGGAAGCACCGAGGCCGGTGATGTGGAAGTCGGTGGGGTGGGCATGGCCGACGCTCGAGGCCTGCTACCACCTGGAGACTTTTGCGGGGGGGACCTTGACGTCGACCGCGAAGCGGAGCTTCGTGTCGAGATGCAGGGCATCCTGCCCGTGCTGGTGGCGACCGGCGTCGACGTCGCCAACACGATCTTCGTGCGCTACGCGCGGCGGCATCCGCCAGGTCTGTGTACGGTTCATCGGCGGCCATGCGTGGCTGTCGCTGATGACGAAACAGTGAAAAAGAAAGAGGCCGGCGCTCACGCCGGCCTCTGACCTACCCCATGCCCAAAGGATCAGGAAACCCGTGGACAACGAAATTGATAGCGTAGAGCGGCTGCGTCTGCAAGTGCTCGCCAACGGCTACACGCCGATCCGCAACCGCGACAAGCGCACCTTCATGAAGGGGTGGCCGAGCGCCGAGATCGACGAGGCCGAGATCAGGCGGTGGTCACGGCGCTTCAGCCGCGACAAGGCCACCGGCATCCGTGTCGAGGACGGGCTTGCCGTGATCGACATCGACGTCGACGACCGGGAGCTGGTCGACCGCATCGCCAACCGCATACTGGACGTGTGCCCAACCCTGGAGGATGAAAATGTCCCTCTTCTCGTTAGACGCGGCAAGGGAGCGAAGGAGGCTTGGTTCGTCAGGACCGACGAGACCTTCAGCCGCATACACAGTCGCGCGTGGGTGCGGCCTGGTGACGATGTGGATGCGGGGGCGCATCGTGTTGAAATCTTCGGCGGCGCCGTGGCCCGTCAATTTGGGTCCTTCGGCCCGCATACCGTCATGGATGATGGTCGGGCTGCAATCCGGTATGCTTGGCAAGGCCCCTCGCCGGCTGACACACCAAAATCAGAACTCCCCGTATTGACGAAGGCGCAATTTTTCGCTATCGTCGACGCCGCCGAAGCCGAGCTGCGGGCAGCCGGCTGGAGCCCCGTCGAAAAATCCCAGAAAGGAGAAAGCGATGCCGTCCGCGTCTACGATCTCACCGGAGATATGTCGTTCGACCTCAATACCGGTGAACGAGTGTCCCTGCTCGAGCTGCGAGAACTGGCGGCAGCGCACGCTGGCGATGAAGGCTCGCTCCGCTGCAGCGCCCAGCCCTTCGACGACACCGGTCGGCGCACCGATCGCTGCATAATCGGAACGTCCCGCGCCGGCAACCTGACGGTGTGGGACAGCATGACGGGGCTGACGCACTCGGAGGCCTCGGCCAAGCCGCGCGACTACACGGTCGAGATAGACCGGATCGCCGAGCGGCTGAAGGAGATCGACGAGAAGCGGCGCAACGTGGTGCGACCTTCCGACGGTGCCACGGTGGCGGCAACCAAGTTGCTGGCGACGTACGCCTTCTGCCCGCACCTGCGCGATAGCGTCGTGCCGCTCTACGCGACGTCGATGGAAGACGGCATCAACATGATGTCCTTCCGCACGCTCATGCTGCCCAACTGTGACAAGGAACTCGGGCCGAAGGGCGGGACGAAGACCGTCAACCCGGTCGACATCTGGGCCTCGTCCGAGAAGCGGGTCGCGGTGCGCGGCGTGCGCATGCGCCCCGACAAGCCACGGCCGACCTTCGAAGAGGGCGGCGCGGTGTGGGTGAACTGCTACGCGCCGCCGTCACACGAGGCCGTGGGCGGGTCTGCCACGCTCGGAATGGACTTCATGGCACAGATCGCCCCCGACGAGGGGGAGCGCGCCTGGCTGATGCAGTGGCTCGCCTACAAGTACCGCCACCCGCACGTACCCGGCCCTGCGGTCGTCCTGGTGGCGCACGGCCGGTTTGGGACCGGCCGTGGCACGCTCGCCTCCCTGATGCAGCGCCTGTTCGGCGCCGGCTACGTCCGCGAGATGCCCTACGCCATGGTCGCCGGGCGCACCTATCAGTCGCAATACACCGACTGGGCGGCCGACAAGCTGATGATCGTCGTGTCGGAGAGCTCCGAGACGGGGAGCGGCAGCTCTGCCTACCAGACGAAGCACAACACCTACGAGCACCTGAAATCACTGATCGAGCCGAACATGGTCGAGCGCACCTTCATCTCGAAGAAGGGGTCCGCCTTCACGGCCATGGCCTGCGCCTCCTACATCATCGCGTCGAACCACGCCGACGCGCTGCCGATCCCGGCCGAGGATCGCCGCTTCGCGGTAATCACATCGGGAGAGCCGCGCGAGGCGGAGTACTGGGAGGACATGCGGGCGTGGATGGCCGACGACGCCAACATCACCGCGTTCGCTGCCGAGTTGCTCGCCGTCGACCTGGCCGGCTACTCACCCTACGTGGCGCCGCCGATGACGGAAGGCAAGCGCGCCATGGTGGACGCGTCGAAGAGCGACCTGGACCGGGGGCTCGATCTCGCCTTCGAGGCGCTCGCGTCCGACGTCTACACGACCGATCAAGTGGCCACGATCATGGCCGACAAGGCGCGCGAGTACGATCTCGGGTTCGCCGACATGCAGCGCTGGAGAGACATCGCCAAGCGCGAGGCAGCGAAGCGCGGGCACCGCGTCGGGGTGCCGAAGGGCGTAAACTGGCAGCCGCTGATCGACGGGAAGCGCTCGGCCGTCTACGCGGTCAGCCGCGCTGCGGCTGCCAGGTGGCAGCTCGACGAGCGCCTACGCGAGGAGGTGCTGAAGAACAAGGCGCTGACTACACCACCGATGGAGCGCCTCGGGAGCGCCGTCATCGAGTTGCGTAGTCGTGCGGCTACGCCAAAAACGTGACTACAGCTACCGGCTACAGAGCCAACCAGTTGAAAAACCTTACGTTCTAACGATAAGTGTAGTAGTGTAGTCAATAATATACCTGTAACGTAAGAGATAGATATAATCCGTTTCTATATCCTTCCTATATATATGGGGCTTGTGGAAACACCGACTACACCACTACCGACTACACCTCGAAAACCGGAGACGCGACCATGCCCACGATGCGAGACACGATTGACGCCGAGAGCCTAACCGGCCGCGTCAAGGTGCGCGACGCGGCCGCCAACGCTGTGCTGACCGGCCTGGCCGGCAGCCGCGTGGTGGGGAGTTCACCCCCGGCCAGGCTGGCCGAGATGGCCTACGCGATCGCGGACGCCGCCCTCGCCGCGCGGCGTCCCTGAACGAAAAAAGCCCCGCCGTTGCCGGCGGGGCTGTCGTCAGGGTGGAGCGGTCAGGCGAGGAAGATGGACCGGTACGTTACCAAGTCCAGCGGGTGGCTCTCCTGCGGCACTCCACGGATGTAGCGGCCGTCCAGGTCGACGACGATCTGATAGCCCTCCTTGAGCGCCGTGGAGCCCCTCGTGAGCGTTACGCAGTCGAAGCCGCCGTCGAGGAGGGTAGCCTGCTTCAGAACCGCGACGACCGTCAGGCCATCCCGGGCCAGCCATATCTCGCCGGCCTGGGGCAGGCGCTTCGTGGATACCCCGGCCACTGGGACGTGCTTGCCGCCCTTCGTAAAGCCGGCACCGTAGAGCAGGGCGTCTTTGATTGCCTTGCTTTCCTCGGTAACCTGCAGACCTACGCCACGCACGCTCGACAGGTCGCCGATATGCCCGAGGCTGCTCGTGGCGCCGCTCGCATCGTCTGGCTTCTCCGCCGTCTCAGACGGCTCTAGGCTGATGATCGCCGTCGAGCCGGAGGGGTAGCGCAGGTACACCGACCGTTGTCCCAGCGCCCGTCCCGCCTCGCACGCGAGGGCCCGCAGCCGCCCGTAGTTGGCCAGGGTACGCTCCATAGCCACGTCGTAGATGCAGACGTTGTCGCGGATAACCGCTCCGGTGTCGTCGACCCAGCCGCCGACGCCGTAGGTCATGGTGAAGCCGCCGAAGGCTTCGCAGAGTGCCGCGCGCAGCGCGTCGTGGGGCTTCGACCCGACCGCTTGCACCTCCGGCATCACGATCCTGGCTTCTCGCATTTCGGTCATGTGTTTCGTCTCCTGTTCGACCTGCCATCTTCAGGCGGACCCGGTCAGCGGTCACGCGACCCTCGCCTTGGGGCGAGGGTTTCGGCTATAGGATGCGCGTCGAGTGGGTGACGATGCAGTTTCGCCTGTCGTGCAGGCACGCCACTGCCCGTTCGTGCTGATCTAACACCCAGCCGTTGCGCAGTGTCACGACATGACCACGAACGCGAAGCATGTAGGTGGCCCCCTTAGCCGCGTGCTTCGCGGCGAAGGTCTTGACTGTAGGGCGGGGGCGCGTCCACCGCTTCGTTTCGAATTTCACTCCGAAGTGCTTGAGCGCCTCGTCGCGTACCGAGACCGTTGTCGACCCTTTCCACTTCGCGCCTTTGCGCGCCTTGAACCATGCGTGGGCGGCGTAAAATGACACGCCGGCGCAGATAGCCGTGGAGAGCACGCCGCAGATCGGGCCGGGCCGGTAGCCGTCAGGGTAGTCGATCATGCCGCCCTCCTCTCGCAAATCCCGGCCTCGATCAGCGCGACCGCCTGGCGGCCGAAGGCCCCCTGCAGCTGCCAGCATACGCCGGTGTCGATCAGCAGCTGCCAGGCGGCGATTGAGGTCTCTTCGTCGGGCTCGTAGCCGGCGAGTTCCCAGCAGCCTTCAGCGATCATCGTGGCTTCGAAGACGGTCATGCTTGGCGGGGCGAGCGCTGCGCGCTCGGTGGCGGCCATGTCGAGGGTGATCATTTCGTGGTCTACCATGGGGGTGTCCTTTGTGTTGACCTGCCATCTTCAGGCGCCAGCGGTCAGTCTGGTCGCGACCCGCTTGGGGCGGGTTTCGGCTACTCGACTTTGGCAATTTTTCCGTTGGCCATGGTGACACGGGCGAAAAATTCCCGCCCCTTGGCCACCTGTGAGGGCCAGATAGAGGGGCGGTAGGCAACCGTTACGGTGCCGTCGCGCTTGAACTCTTCGCCGAACAGTGAAGTTTCACGGTACCGCAGCGGGTGGCCTACTGAGGCGGCGAGCACCTTTTTCGACGGGTAGCATACGAGCACGGTCATGGTCGGTTCCTTTGTTTTGGGCTTGTCTCATTCAGGCGCCGGAGAGCCGCTCCGGTCACGACGCGGATTGCCCCGCGTTTCGACTTGTTGGTTGCCAGCGATGTCAAAGAACTCACCCGGTCTTCTGGTGTGACTGCATCCTGCCTCAGGTCTATGGTTCTTGTCAAGCACCATAGAACAACTTTTTTCGGCGTGCTATTTGTAGGGGCATGTCAGAAGCCGCGACTGAGACCCCCTTTCGCCCCCCAAACATGCGACGCACAAGGCGAGACCTGCTGAGCGAGCACCGGCAGGAAATGCTGGCCGACGCCAAGGAGCTTGGCCTGTCGGGCGCTACCGATTTCGATATCGCCGAGACGTTCGGCGTGACCGCTCGCACGGTGCAGTTCTGGCGTGCTCGAGACCCGCAATTCGACGCTGCGCTGCGCATCGGCAAGGACATCGCCGACGATGCGGTCGAGGCCACGCTCTACCACCGCGCTCGCGGCTACTCGTTCCCGAGCGAGAAGATTTTCTTCCACAAGGGCGAGGTGACCCGCGTCAATACGATCGAGCATGTGCCGCCCGACACGACGGCCATGATCTTCTGGCTTAAGAACCGCCGCCGCAAGGACTGGACCGACCAGACCGACGTCAACGTGACAGGAGCCATCGAGCTCAACGTGAACGCCGATCCGCGCGCCTTGGCGATCGCCATGATCGCCACGCTGCGCGCCGGCATCGAGGCGCCGGTACCGACAATCGAGCACCAAGAGGCGGAGAAATGACTTCGTGGTGGGGCATACGCGACGAGCAGTCGTGGTGGCAGCTGTTCGACGATAGTCCGGTGGTCGCACCGACGATGGACGTCTACGTGTCCACGCTTGTGCAGCCGATCGGCTTTGTGTGGCTGGGCAAGCCGCGCTATCGCGTTAAGGCAGGGAGCCGCAAGGTATGACCGCTACCGCCGAGCCCCTTATCGCCAGCGCCAACACCTACCGCTGGATGACCAAGCCGCCGGTCATCGGCACGCTGCGGGCGCACGCCTGGCGCTACCTTATGCCGCCGATCAACGACAACGACCCCGCGTGGACCGGTCGCTGCAAGGCCTACTGGGAGCTCCAAGAGCAGACCTACGGCCTGCGCTTCTCGAACTTCACCATGCGCGTCGGCTGGGAGGAGATGCTCGTCTATACGCACGCCGCGATCCTCGACATCATGCCGGGGCGGCGCGTGGCCGACTATGTTGTGCCTTGGGCGCGCAAGAATTAACCCCTCAACAGGAGACGACCATGACCGAGATGCCGAACACCCAACCGCTCGAAGTTGCCCGTATGGCAGGCAAGGCCAGCAACGAAATAAAGGTTTTGCGGGCGCAGATCGACCGTCTCGCGCCGAAGGCCGAGGCCTACGACCTGTTGCGCCAAGTGCTGAGTTTGTTGCCGCGCCCGTCGCAGGGCATGGGCGAGGATGTGGCGTGGCAACTCGACAAGTACGCGGCGGACATCGTTAAGGCGGACGCCGAGATGAGGGCTGAGCGTGCTGAGCGCCTCAAGAACAGGCCAGCCGCCGACAACGCCTGATGGACCTCACTCTCGACAACATCGAAGCCATGCTGCGCAACGCGCCTCCCGAGGTGCTGAAGGCGCATGCGGCCAACGTGTTGCCCGTCTTCAAGCGCTGGGCGCCGCAGCCCGGGCCGCAGTCCGACGCCTACTTCAGCAAAGCGGACGAGCTGCTCTACGGGGGCGCAGCCGGCGGCGGCAAGAGCGACCTGCTGCTCGGCTTGGCGACCACGGCGCACCAGCGCAGCGTGATCTTCCGCAGCCAGAGCGTCGATCTCTCGTCACTGTGGGAGCGGCTGACCGAGATCGTGCCCGATCCCGCCAAGACGGACAGCGTGCGCCGCTCCATGAAGACCAGGGACGGCAGGACTATCGACGGTGGCCATCTGAGCGAGCCCGGATCCGAGCGAGCCCACATGGGCCGCGCACGAGACTTCATGGGCTTCGACGAGGCCGCTCTCCTCGACGAGCTGCGCGTTAACTTCGTCTGCAACTGGGTGCGCTCGACCGACCCAAGGCAGCGCAAGCGCGTCGTCTTCGCGACCAACCCGCCGATCCCCGAGATCAAGGACGGCGTGATGACCGACACCGCGGTCGGCGACTGGCTGATCCGCTGGTTTGCGCCGTGGATCGACGAGACTTTTGCCAATCCCGCCAAGCCTGGCGAGCTGCGCTGGTGCTACATGCGCGCCGAGGGCGACCGCCTGTCCACGGTGTGGGTTGAAGGACCCGGGCACTACGACATCAAGACCGGCCTGCGCGTCGAGGCGAGCGAGGACGATATCAACCGCGGCCGCGTCGCGACAGCGCGCAGCCGCACCTTCATCAAGAGCCTGATCAAGGACAACATCTTCCTGAAGGACAGCGGCTACGTCGAGAAGATGTCCGGCACGCCCGAGCCATTGCGCTCGATGCTGCTGCTGGGCGACTTCACGATCAAGGGCGAAGACCACCCGTTCCAGGTGATCCCGACGCTGTGGGTGCTGCAGGCGCAGGAGCGCTGGCGGGCCCGACACTGGGAGGAAGTCAAGCGCCTGCGTATGCTGGTGTTGGCCGGCGATATCGCGCAAGGCGGCGCCGACACGACCGTGCTCGCCCCGCTCTACGAGACCGACTACTTCGACGAGCTGCTCACGCAGCCGGGCAGCGAGACGCCGACCGGCGAAGAGGTCGAGAGCATGATCCTGACGCAGCGCCTCGACCAAGCGCTGATCGTGCTCGACGGGCAGGGCGGCTGGGCTGGCGAGACGCGCGGCCTGCTGAAGCGCAGCCACGGCATCGAGTGCGAGCTGTTCATATCGTCCGGCGTCGACGGCACATGGGCCGAGAAGATGCCGCTGCAGTTCCTCAACAACCGGGCCAAGATGTGGTGGCGCTTCCGCGAGGCGCTCGACCCGAAGAGCGTGTACGAAATCTGCCTGCCGCCTTCGACCAGGCTGCGCGCCCAACTCTGCACGCCGCACTACCTGATCGCCGGCAAGAAGCTGCAGGTCGAGAGCAAGGAGGAGATACGCAAACGCATCAGCTCCTCGACCGACGAGGCCGATGCCGTGCTCATGGCGTGGGAGTTCCGCGACCAGGCAATCTGGAACGTGCTCAACCATGTCGACGACATCGTCGAGAAACTGAACGGCCGGACGGGGCGCCCGAAAGGCGTGTCGGACGAGCTCGACGACCCGAGAGGTGGCTGGTGATCGCGCGTTTCCTTCTCCTTACCGCCTTCGCGCTGTTCGCGATCGCTGGTCTGGCAGCCTTCATTTTCACCAGCGCGTGGCTGATCAGCGGGGCGGTGCTGTGGCTGCTGCCGTGATCCGCCCCGCCGTCCTGCGTGACGCCAGCTACGTGCTGGCGCACATGCGCCCCGCTGACGTCGAGGAAGTCATGTGCCAGGTGCCGGCGGGCACCCGCCGGCACGAGCTCGCCTACAATCTGCTGATGGGCTGCGAGGCCTACACGGCGCACGTCAAGGACGCGCCGGTCGCGTTCTTCGGCACGAGCCCGATCAACGTCGCCTGCCTCAGCGTCTGGGCGCTCGGCACCGTTGATGTGTGGCGCGCCGTACCGGCCATCAACCGCTTCATGATCGACGAGCACCTCCCCGATCGCATGCACCAGGGCTACCTGACGATGGAGGCGCGCAGCCTCGACAGTCACCACGACGCGCACCGGTGGCTGACCGCCATGGGCGGGGTGCAGCACGGCGACGCCTTCGAGTTCGGAGCCAATAGGGAAAAATTCCTACTATTCCGCTGGACGTCCGACCGGCTTAGCAGTATCAGGAACGAGCGCAGGAGAGCCAAATGACAACCACGGTTAAGGTCCACGTCAACGGCAACTATCGGGCGACTGTGGTGCAGGACGACCGCGAGCCGGTGACAGTCGAGCACGGGCAAGAAAAATCGTTCCATCTGCCGCACCCGGCGAAGGGCACCTTCGTTGTGACCGAGGAGTATCTCGGAGAGAAACAAGCGTCATGACCGCCGGGAAGCTTGCCGTCATCGTCTACGGCGTCACCGCGTACCTCGCCGCGCTCGTGCTCGGCGTCATGGCCGGCTCGAAGACAGCCGTGGCGCTCGTGTTCGTGGCAGCGGGGCTGACCTACATTTTCCAGGTCGCGCAGCTCACGTTGCAGGCCGATGACCTGTTCGCCGATGACGGCCACAAGTCAGGCACCGGCGTCCTTGACGTGCTGATGGCCGCAGCCATCACCGCAGCAGTGGCGTCCGTCATCGTGTCCCTCGTTTTCGGAGGCTAAGCCCGTGTGCTTCAAGACACCCAAGGCACCCGCCGTCGCGCCCTCGCCGAGCCGCAAGGACGTGCAGGGTGAAGTGATGGACGCCCGCGTCAAGATGAAGGATCAGCAGGGCGTCTACGGGCAGCTCTATGGCGACAGGGGCGCGCTCGGCGACAGCAACTACGGCAAGAGCACCGTGAAGCTCGCCCGGCTGGGGGCATCGGCTTGAGCGGCATCGTCCAAGACTGCGTGGACGAGTGGACGGCGCTCGCCAACGCGCGCATCCACTGGGAACGCTACTGGCGCGACATCGCCAAGTACGTGCTGCCGCAGACAGAAGACTTCGACATGATGATCGGCACCAACATGGTGCAGGCGATCACGAGCGTCGTCTCGACGCCGGCCTCCTACGCCAAGGCACCCGACCTCTACGACATGACCAGCCTGTGGGCGATCGAGCGGCTGACCGCCGGCCTGCTCTCGCTCAAGACGCCCGAGACCGAGTTCTGGCACGGCAACCAGCTCGACGACTATTTCGGAGGTGAGCCGACGCACGCCGAGGACGTGGCGCTCGAGCGCCTGCGCAACTACCAGTTCAAGGTCCGCTCCAATCCGCAGAGCGGCTTCTGGGCGGCGCACCGCTCGGCCATCAAGTCGATGTGCGGCTTCGGCGATGGCTGGATGTATGTCGAGGAGCAGCACGGCAAGGGCAGCCGCGTGCCGTACCGCTACGAGTACCGCCCGCTGATGGAGCTTTACCCGGGCATGGGGCCGAATGGGCAGCCGAACCGCATGTTCAGCGTATTCGCCTGGTCCGCAGAACAGATCGCGCGCAAGTGGTTCCACACCGGCAATGTCGGCCAGAAGGTCATCGACATGGCCAACGACCCGAAGCGCCGCCACGAGACGATCCGCGTCATGCACTGCGTCAAGCCGCGCGAGGATGGCGACCGCGTCGGCAAGCTCGGCGTCAAGGCTGGCGCTTTCCAGTCGCACTACTGCCTGCCCGACGACAAGGTCCACATCGGCGAAGGCGGTTTCTACGAGTTCCCCTTCGTGCGCTATGCGTGGTCGAACACCGGCACGCGCCCCTTCAGCGAAGGCCCTGTCGCCTATGCGATCGGCGAGTTGAAGTCGTTGCAGGAAATGGCCAAGAACGAGCTGATCGCCACCTCGACGATCATGCGCCCGCCGACGGCCACCGCTGGCCGCAACTACACCAAGATCAACTGGAACCCAGGTGCCAACAATCCGGGCCTCATGTCGCCGGACGGCAAGCCGCTCTACTCGGTCATGAATACGGGCATCCGCCCCGACTTCGCCCAGGCCGTGATGGAGGCGCGCCGCAACAGCGTGCGCGAGATGCTCTACCTGAACCTGTGGCAGCTGATCATTCCTGATACGCAGGACACCGCGACTGCGGCGCTGATCAAGGCGCAGGAGAAGGGCGACCTGTTCGGCCCGGTCGGCCTGTCCATGAACCAGGGCCTGTCGATGATGTTCGACCGCGAGGTCGCCATCCTCGGCCGGCAGCGCGCCTTCGACAGCGGCAGCCCGCTCGAAATGCCCGACAGCATGGCGAAGAAGAACGTCTCGCCGTCCTTCTCCTCGCCGCTCGACCGGCTGCGCCGCATGGGCGAGCTCGTCGGCATGCAGCGCCTTGTCGAGTTCGCGCTCATGCTGGCCGGCGGCGATCCGAAGCGCGGCGCCGACATCCTCGCCCGCTTCGACATCGACGAGATGCTCGAACAGGCGCAGGAAATCCTGGGCGCTCCGATCAAGGTCCTCGTCGACCGTGAGGCGGCGCAGGGCGAACGAGACCAGGGCAACCAGCTGCAGAACGCGCTCGCCGCGCTCGCCACGCTCAAGGGCAGCGGCGAGGCGGCCAAGGCGATCGGCGAGGGCGGCGCGGCCATGGCTGGCGGCGCCGAGGCGGTCAACGCCGCACCGGCGCTGCAGCGCATGGCTACCAACCTGCCGAAGGCCATGCCGCAGATCGGTAGAGCGGCACAGCAGGCCGTACCCGCATGATCACGATCCGCGACTTGATGGCGGGCGGGCACCGCAACCCGGAAGCCGACGCGCGGCTTAGCCAAGCGTGGACCGCCATCATGGAAGGTCGCGGCAGTCGCGAGGACGCCGAGCTGGCGGTCAGCGACCTGGCCTACGAGAGCGGCTACCACTACCTGCCGCTCACCGCCTCCGATGCCGAGCTCCGCGAGCACTACGGCGCACGCAAAGTTTTCGCTAGGATTTTGTTCCTACTTGATGTACCGATGACCAAACTTGACGACATGAGGCGCGCTTCGCTGCGTGAGCTTCAGTCCGACGAGGAGTGAGCATGACCGTCGACGCTACTGGAACAGCCGACCCAGCCGCCGGGACCCCGGACGCAGCAGCCATCGCGGCCGCCGCAGCGGGAAACCCCGACGCAGGAAAGCCAGTCACCCAGGTCGCCGACAAGGGAGCCGAAGCAGCAAAAAGTCCCGCTGCAGTTGGCGCCGACGCCGACCCGTTTGCGGACCTGGACACAGATACCCGCGATTGGTTGTCAAAGCGAGAAGTCAAGGACGCCAAGGCGGCCGCGAAACTCGCTCATGAGCAGTCGAAGTTGCTCGGTAATGCGATACGCATTCCCGGCAAGGATGCGAAACCGGAAGAGATCGCTGCCTATGAGGAAAAGCTCGGCGTGCCGAAGACGGCCGACGAGTATGAACTCAAGGTGCCGAAGGACCTTCCGCCCGAACTACCCTACGACGCCGAGCGCGCCACCGAGTTCAAGGCTTTGGCCAAGCAGCTGAAGCTCAACAAGGAGCAGGCATCCGCACTCCATGACTGGGCTGCGGGCACAAGCGTCAAGGACTTCAAGGGCAGCATCGAAGCCGAGAACGCCCGCAAGATCGAGACCGCGAAGGGCGAGACCCAGAAGCTGATCAAGCTGTGGGGGCCGCTCGAGGGGGAAACCGCGAAGGCCAATCTGGCGTTTGCCGACCGCGCGCTGCGCGATGTCGGGGGCGACGCGGCCATCGCGGAGTTCAAGCGCGTGGGTCTCATCGGCGAAGCCGGTGGGGTCGTCATGTCCGAGCCGATCGCAGTTATGCTGGCCAAGTTTGGCTCCGCGATCTACAAGGAAGACGAGGTCCTCAAGGGCCGCCCTGACCGCCTCAACAACCCGTTCGCGGATGGCGCAAGCAACAACCTGACCGCTGCCATGAAGATGATCAAAGAGGACGAGCAAGCCGCCCGGTCGTTCATCGCGGCCGCCGGCAAGAAGCCCGCGGATTACGGGCTTCAGCCCTAACGGAGAAATACCATGGCCTCGGTCACCACCCGCCTTTCCGACGCTGTCGTTCCGACCGTCTTCTCGACTTTCATGTCGAAGGACACGATCCAGACGATGGCCTTCTACCAGTCCGGCGTCATGCGTTCGGACGGCGACCTCGCGGCGAAGCTCGCCGGCGGCGGCCGCACCTTCAACGTGCCGTTCTGGAAGGACCTGGACGACACCGAGAGCGACACCGCGTCGGACGATCCTGACAGCCACGCCATCCCGTCGAAGCTGACCTCGGGCACCGACATCGCCCGCCGCCAGTTCCGCACCCGTGGCTGGTCGACGGCCAACCTGACGGCCGAGCTCGCGGGTTCCGACCCGATGAAGCACATCTCGTCGCGCGTCGGCGACTACTGGGCACGCCAGTTCGACGACATCGCCATCGCCTCGGTGCGCGGCGTGTTCGCCGACAACGTGGCCAACGACAGCGGCGACATGGTCAACGACGACAGCACGGATGCTGTCGGCGCTCCGTCCGCCGGTGAACTGTTCAACGCTGAAGGCCTCATGGACGCCGCCCAGACGATGGGCGACGCGAAGGAGCAGCTCTCGCTTATCGTCATGCACTCGGTCGTCGAGACCCGCCTGGCGAAGAACGACCTGATCGACTTCATCCCGGACAGCAAGGCTGAAGGCGGCATGCGCAAGACCTTCATGGGCAAGCGCGTCCACGTTTCGGATCGCACGACCACGGTCGTCGGCACGAACCGCACCCGCTACCACACCTACCTGTTCGGCCCGAACGCACTCGGCTGGGCCGAGAGCCCGCCCGCCAAGCCAGTGGCCGTGGAAGAAGACGAGAGCGCCGGCGACGGCGCGGGCGTCGAGACGCTGTGGACCCGTCGCCAGTTCGCGATCCACCCCTACGGCGTCAAGTGGACGGATGCTTCGGTCGCGGCCGAGTTCCCGTCGAACGCCGAGCTTCGGCTCGCCGCCAACTGGGACCGCGTCTACGCGGAGCGCAAGCAAATCCCGATGGCGCTTTACATCACCAACGGCTGACCGCCGCTGGTTTCTACTCCGGGGCGGCTGGTCGCCGCCCCGGCGGACCTCTAGGCCACGGTGACGGCAATGGTGCCGCCCGAAAAAGGGAAATACGACCATGACCACCTACCGCAAATTCGACTACAACCGCGCGACCGCTGCATTCGCCGCGTTCTTCGACGACTTCTTCAAGTACGCCGCAGCCGACTGGACCCTGACCACGGTGGAAGCCGGCGCGGGTTCGGCGACCGAGGCGCTGCTCGCGGGCCCGGGCGGCTTGCTGCTCGTCACCAATGACGCGGCCGACAACGACGCCGACTGGTTCCAAGTCCCGACCGAGCAGTTCAAGTTCGTCTCGGGCAAGAAGCTCCAGTTTTCCATGCGCTTCAAGCTGTCGCGTGTCGACGGCGACTTCATGGCCGGCCTCTATATCACGGACACCGACCCGATCGGTGGTGTGTCGGACGGCGTCTACTTCCGCAAGCTCGCGGCCGAAGCCGGCCTCAGCCTGATCATCGAGAAGAACGCGGCCGAGAGCGCCGTAGTGGCGATCACCACGCTGGTGGCCGACACCTGGTACGAGATCGAGTTCTACTATGACGGGGCGAGCTCCCGCGTGCGGGCCTATGTCGACGGCGCCGGTGCCGGCTCCGTGCCGCTCACCAACGCGCCGGACGACGAAGACCTGGCGCTGTCGTTCGGCTTCCAGAACGGCTCGGCCAACGCTTCGACCCTGACGGTCGATTACATCGGCGCGGCGCAGCAGCGCTAAGCCGATCTTGCCCAGGGCGGGGCCGCCACCCCGCCCTGGGTTTTATGCCCCGCGCAGCGCGCCTGAAGACCGCAAACGGAGAACGACATGCCCAGCCTCGACCAGATCAAGAAGATGCAGGAGCGCCGCGAGGCGCGCGCAGCCGGCAAGGCCAACGCCACCGAAGCTGCCGAACAGGAATTGCACGCGCTCGCCGCGAAGTCCGAGGAGCAGTCGCAGCCCGACTTCGTGCCGCCGAAGCGCAAGGCCGCGCCGGACCGCAAGGCACAGATCGCCGCCAAGCGCGCCGCAGCCGAGGCCCAGGCCGAACTCGACGCCGCCTACCAGCCGCCCGAGACCGACGCGCAGGAGCTCTTTGCCAAGGCCAAGGCGAACGGCGGCCCTATCCCGTTGCATGTGCTGAACGCAATGGCCAAGGAAGCCAGCGAGCGCATCCGTGACGAGGCCGTCGAGATCGGCCGCATCGCCGGCAAGGCCGCGCGCGACGCCGCGCTCGTGTCCCGTCCCGAACGCAGCCGCCACAACCGCATCATCAAAGCAGCCAAGGCGGCCGCGGCGATGGCTGCGGCCGACAAGCAGGAGTGATCCGTGGGCTCGAAGGTACGTCTGTCGCTCGGAACTGACTTCACAGAAGTCAGCTCGACGAACCCGCTGCCGGTTACCCCGGTCAGCTCCGATGGCGTAGCGGGTAGCCCGCTGCCGGCCGGTACGAGCCGCTCCGGGTCGATCACGACCGGCGGCACGGCGCAGCAGCTCGCGGCCGCGAATAGCGCGCGCCGGTCGCTCACGGGGCAGAATATATCGACTGCCGATATGTGGATCAACGAGGACGGCGGCACCGCTGCGGCGGATACCGCCAATAGCTGGCTGGTCCCTGCCGGCGCGCCGTTCTCCGTCAGCACCAACGAAGCGGTCTCCATCGTCGGCGCCACGACCGGGCAGAAGTTCACCGCGACGGAGACCTGACGGTGCTCGTCGGGTCGCAAGCATACGATGCAGCGCTGAGGGCGCCCGCGCGCAGTGGAACCGCCCCAAGTCAGGGCGGTGGGGTGGTCATGCCATCGCGCCTGTTCGGCGTTCGCAAGCCCGGCGCGGTAAGCACCTTCGAGACGTTCCTCGGTGCATCGGTCGATCTCGTTCTCGGCTTCTGCGACAGCACGTCGTGGGCTGGCGTCATCACCAAGGCGAACGACGATGTTACGCAATACGGCACTGGCAAGCCGATCGCCTGGTCGGTGCCGTTGGCGGTGCCGAGTGTCTCGACCTTGGCGCAGGTTGCCGCTGGTGCCGGTGACAGCACTTACGACGCTCTGGCCGATATCTTCCTTGCGGCTCGCACAACACCATCCGAACCAATCTTCGTTCGGATCGGTTGGGAGATGTTCGGCGGGTACTATTCCTGGGACGCCGAGGGCTTCGAGGCCGACTATATCGCCGCGTTTCAGCGATGCGTTGGACGTTTCCGGGCGAAATCCTCGCGCTTCAAGTTCTGCTTTTGCCCGACGTGGTTCCAGCGGACCTCGCCCGGCAACGTGAACGTGCCCTATGGGCAGGTCTGGCCCGGCGACAGCTACGTCGATATCTGTGGCATGGACACCTATCTGGTCACGGCGTTCGACCAGTCCTCCGGCCAGACGGCCTCGCAGGTGTGGTCTAACAAGCTCTCCGCCGCCAATGGCATGAACTATCTCGTTGCGTTTGGAGTGGCACACAACAAGCCGCTGGCGCTATGGGAATGGGGCGTCGACGTGGACAACGCAGCCGCCTACGCGGATGGCGTCGGCGCATGGGTACGCGCCAACAACGTCGTCTTCCATGCCTATTTCGACCGCGACACGAAGGCCAACCACCAGAACGAGATCAGCGACGGGACGTATCCAGCGTCTGGTCTTGGCGTCAAAGCGCAGTTCGGCCCTATCACCATCACCTCGAACGCCAATCGCTACGCAGCGCAGGATCAGCAAGTCGCACTGACGCTTAGCGCATCGAAAACCGTCTCGTGGAGCATTGTTTCGGCGGACAGCGCCGGTTTCTCCATCGTCGGACAGACGCTCGTCGTGGCGACTTCGGTTGCGCTCGGCGTCCACAACGTCACGGTCAAGGCGACAGACGAGCGCGGCCTGACCGCAACGCAGGCCATGACTGTCGACATGCGAGCCACGCTGCCGCTCTGGACGCCAGCCGTCCTCGGATCGGCGGTAGTCGACTGGTATGATGCTGCGGACCTGACTTCGATCACGAAGGACGGGTCCGATCTCGTCTCCAAGATCACCAGCCAGAAGGGCAACGGACGCAGCTTCGATCAGGGTTCAGGTGCTGCAAAGCCGACATGGCGAGCCACGGGCCGAAATGGAAGGCCGACGCTGCAATTCGACGGCGGCGATTCCATGACACAGGCCGTCGTCACCAGCACGCCGAATGGGCAATCGGCCCTGTGCATGTTCGCCCTCGCCTACGCCGATCCGGCCCTGGCGACCTTCCGTTACTTCATGTCGATTGGCGACGCCACGGGCGGTTCAAGCAACGCGATCAGCCTCGGCAACGGGTCGAACCAGGTTCGCTTCCAGCCGGCAACAGGGCCGCTCAGCACAAGCACATGGCAGGGGCTCGATCGCTCGGTTGTCGTGTCGGTGCCCGCCGGGGCTTCACCAACTGCAACGCTGAGTGTTGACGGCAACACCCCTGTAACCGGCGCAACGACGATCGGTGCTTTCACGACCTCTCGTGTCGTCATCGGAGCACAGGCTGCGGCAGCGGGCGCGGTCGGCAACATCTGGACTGGCCATCTGGCGCTTTGGGGGTGGCTGAACCGTGTGCTTACCGCAAGCGAGTTCGCCCAGTTTGAAGGATGGATGTCCTGGGCGGGTGGCCTTGCTGGGGCGAACCTGCCGATCGGACATTCCTGCAAGAACGGCCCGCCGACAGTGACGGACGCCTAGACCCCACCACCCTCACATCATGTGTACGTGCCGCCCCGGAGTAGACGCCCTCCGCAAACAATGGTAGGAAATAAAACCTACGAGATCAAAGAGGCTTACCGCCCATGTTTATCGGCAGAGCAGCTCCACGCTACGGCACATGGACGCCGGTAATCAGTTTTGACACGCCTGGCTCCTTGGCAATAACACACACCATCCAATGGGGTGAGTGGGTGCTAGACGGCAGGAGGGTGTCGGCGGACTTCAGCCTCACCACATCCGCGTTCTCGCTAGGCACGGCCAGCGGCAATCTTCTCATCAGCGGATTACCATATGCAGCCAAGACACTGACAAACGCCGTTTGGTCTGGCAGCCTGTCACTGATCGGCGGCGTGACCAAAGCAAGCTACACGCAATTCAATCCGCGCATCCTATCGGCCGGTCAGATTATCCGCATCACTGCTTCCGGCTCAGGAATGAGCGCGGGGAACCTCTCCGCGACGGATACCTATGCGTCGATCGTCATTATCCAGGGCTCAATAGCCTACCCAATAGCGTAGAGGCCGCGCTGTGCCAACCAGCCTCACCGTCACCAGCGTCTACAACATGGCTCTCGACATGATCGCCGAGCAGCCGCTGTCGGGCATTTCCGGCGTCAACGAGTATGCCAGGTGGCTGAACCGCAACTACTCGCCGGTCGTCGAGGCGGCGTTGCGCGCCAACCCGTGGAATTTCGCCTGCGAGTACCACCAGCTCAACGCCTCGGTTGACGTGCCGGCGTTCCGCTGGACGACCAAGTACGACCTGCCGAACCTGTGGCTGCGCGTCCTGCCGCTGACGATCAGCGGCTACCGCGGCGCTGCGCCTGTCAGCCACGAGGTGAAGGGCAACGCGCTCTACACCAACACGACCGGGGCGCTCAACGTCGAGATCGTCATGAACAAGCAGGACCCAGGCGAGTGGGACCCGCTCTTCGCAACTTACGTCGCCGCCAAGCTGGCGCACGGCATGGCGCACCGCTTCGTGCGCAAGACGACCTTCGTCCAGCTCTGCGCGCAGCAGGCGCAGCAGGCCTACGACCAGGCCGAACTGATCGACGCCTTCGAAGGATCGCCGGAGCCGACCGAGCAGCACGACATCATCCGCGCCAGGTACTGAGGCATGGTCGTCCATACGCTCCAGGCCAACATGACCCGCGGCGAGGTGACGCCGTACGTCCACGCACGCGTCGACACCGAGCACTACCAGGCGGGCATGGCCGAGCTGACGAACTGGATCGTCATGCGCTACGGCGGCGTCACGCGCTGCCCGGGCACCTTCTACGAGGGGCCGCTGCGCTACAACGACAAGAAGGCGCGCACGCTGCGCTTCGAGTTCAACCGGACGCAGGTCTACTCGATCGAGGCGGGCAACCTGTACTTCCGCTTCTGGAACACGACCGGGCGCGTCGAGAGCCCGCCCGGGACGCCGGTAACCGTCGTCACCCCGTACCTCGAGGCGGACCTGCCCAACATCAAGACGCGCCAGCTTGGCGACGTCATCTACATCTATTGCCGTGGCTACCAACCGCGCACGCTGACGCGCCTCTCCGAGACCTCGTGGGTGCTGGCGTTGCTCAGCACGGAGGACGGGCCGTACCTCCCGGCGAACACGACGGCGACGACGCTGACGCCCGCGTCTACTGGCAACATAAACGAGATAACGGGAACGCCGACGGCTTCCATAGGGCCGGAAACAGCGGGGTGGTCGGTCGATAAGGCTTTCGATAACGACCCTGGAACGTTCACAGGGTACACGAGCGTGCCTGTCGACATCGACTACACCTTCTCCGCAGGGTCGGCCATCGTAGACGCTTATTGGGTGCAGGGCGCCCCGGCGGGCGACAACAGCCCTTCCACGTGGAAAGTGCAGGGCTACAACGGATCGACGTGGGTAACGCTGGACACCCGAGATGCGCAGAGTGGGTGGCTTCCAAACGAGAAGCGCTTCTTTTCTTTCGTGAACCTTACCGCCTACAGCGCGTACCGGTTGGCGGTTACCGGCACGAACTACGTCGACGCCAGCACGCGGTACATGAAAATAGCTGAGATCGGCTACCACCGTGAGGCATCCAACCAGACCCCGTTCAACCTGACCGCTTCCTCGACGACGGGCATCAACGGCGGTGCCGGCTTCAAGACGACCGATGTCGGTCGCTCGATACGCCTGTTTGGTTCCGACGGGCGCTGGCGCTGGGCGCGTATCGAGGCGCGCACCTCGTCGACCGTCGTCACGATCCGCCTGTTCGACCACGCGCTGCCGGACCTCGACCCGATTATCAACTGGCGTCTCGGCGCGTGGTCCGACGAGACGGGCTGGCCATCGGCCGTCGGCATCTACGAGGACCGGCTGCTGTCGGCCCGCACGAACAGCGACCCGCTGACCGTGTGGGGGTCGAAGAACGCCGACTACGACAACCACGGCGTGTCGTCGCCGGTCGTCGTCGATGACGCCGTGTCGGCCCGCCTGACGGGCGGCGTGCTAAACGAGATCAACTGGCTGGCCGACGGCAAGGAGATCGGCGTCGGCACGGCAGGCAGCATCCGCAGCCTTGGCCGCAACAACCCGAACTCGGCCTTTGGCCCCGACAACATCAGGCAGAAGACCGAGAGCATCGTGTCGTCGTCCAACGCCGACCCGATCCAGATCGAGAACGTCCTGATGTTCCTCGATCTCTACGAGCAGAGGCTCTACGAGAGCGCCTACACCTATGAGACGGAGAGCTACCTGGCGCGCGAGGCCTCGACGCTGAGCGAGCATCTGTTCGCCATCGGCGTCACCAAGATCGTCTACATGAGCTCGCCGCACAAGATCATCTTCGGGCTGCGCACGGACGGCAAGGTGATCGCCTTCACCTACGACCGCGAGCAGAAGGTGGCGGCCGCGTCGCTGATCGACTGGGGCGGGGCGCCGAACAGCGGCGACGCGCTGCCAGACCTCGACATCGTCGAAGACATCGAAGTGTTGCCGGGGGCTGAAGGCTCCGACCTGTGGCTCACCGTGCGGCGCACGCTGGGCGCGTCGATCGTGCGCTACTACGAGCGGCTCGCCCCCTTCTGGCGCGAGGAGACGCATAGCGGTCAGTCGCCCGTCTACGCCGCCTGCGCGATCGAACTGTCGGGCGGCAACGTCACTTATAACAGCACGACGGGCGTGCTCAGCCTGACCGGCCTCGGCCACCTGACCAACGCCGACGTCGGCGTGTGGGCGGGCGGACGCGACGTCGGCGGCGGTACGGTCGTCGGGGGCACGCTGAGCGTGGTCACCGGCATCGACTGCGATACCGTGGTCGTCGGCAAGCGCATGGCAGCGCGCGCCGAAACGCTGCGTCTGTCGCAGATCGGCAACCAGGACGGTTCCGGCTTAGGGCGCAAGGTGCAGATCGTCGAGGCGTCGGTCGACTTGTACCAGACTGCCGGCCTCGAGTGCGGGTCGCTGAACGGCGTCGATGTTCTCACCTTCGAGGACGACGTCGAGCACGAGCCGACAGAGCCGACAACGCTCAGGACAGGAATGTATTCCTTGAGCGGGAACGACAGTTGGTCTAACAACGGGGTGTTCGTTTTCGAAACCGACAGCATGTACCCGGCGACCATACGGGCCGTTTCGCTGGGCATCGACGGAGAGCCTTAATGTGCCTGCCGATAGTCGGAGCAGTGGTCAGCGGCGTCGGCGCCGCCATGGGCGCCATGGCGCAGTCCGCCAGCTATAAGGGGCAGGCCGAGTTCGAGCGCCGCCAGGCCAAGATCGAGACGCAGACGGGCGGCTACAAGGCCGAGCGCACGCAGGACGAAATCAAGCGCACGACGGGCGCGCAGCGTGCCGGCTTCACGGCCAACGGCGTCGGCCTCGACGGCTCGGCCGCAGACACGATCTTCGATACGACGGAGGAGGGCGCGCTCGACGTGGCCGCCATCCGCTGGAACTCGAAGCTCGCCTCCGACAACCTGAACTACAAGGCCAAGCTGAGCGACATGAACGCGGGCATCGCCAAGGCTTCGGCGATCCCGGCCTTCCTGTCGCCGGTGATTGGCGGGCTCGCGCGCATGGATAGCAGCTTCGCCTGATGGCACAGATCGTCAAATACGTTGCCCAGCAGCAGCTCGACGGCGACGCGGGCGGCATGCCGCGCCCGCAGATCAGCGGCGCGCTAGGCGAGGCGATCCAGAACCTTGGCGGGTCCATCTCGACGTTCGGCGCCGCAGCGCAGGAGCGCCAGCAGACCAAGGAAAATTTCAAGGCCGAGAACGATTACCGCAAGCTGCAGCTCGACCTCGGGCAGGGGCTCACCGACAGCGCCGATAAGATCGCGCCAGACGGTACCGGCTTCCACGACAGTTTCGTTTCCGACGTTTACCGTCCTGCCCGCGACAAGTTCCTGGCCTCCGTGCCGGAGCGGCTGCGCGACAAGTACGCAACGATCCTCGGCGACGACGGCGTCGACACGACGGCGTGGGCCGACAAGGCCGCGAACGTCGAGAAGGACCAGACCTACAAGTGGTACAACGAGGAGCTCGGCAAGAGCCAGGAGCAGCTCGCGACCGCCATCTCGCGCGATCCGGCCGCCTACGATCAGATGCTGCAGCAGGGCTTTTCCGAGATCGAGGCGTCGGGTCTGCCGACCCCTGTGAAGGCTGCGCAGAAAGCGCAGTGGGAGAAACTCGCCCAGACCGCGGCGCTCGACCGCATGCTGCAGCAGGACCCGGAGGGTGTGCTCAAGGACCTCGGCGCCGACCCGCGCTACCTGTCGCCGACAACCCAGTTCGAAGCGCTGAAGAAGTCGCTGATCGTGCAGGAGAGCGGCGGTGATCCGAACGCCGTGTCGCCGAAGGGCGCGCTCGGCATCATGCAAGTCATGCCGGGCACCGCGCGCGACATCGCCAAGGAAATCGGCGACACCAGCTTCCATCAGGACTGGGACCCGGCGCAGATCGCAGCCTACATGTCGAACCCGGTCGTCAACCAGCGGTATGGCGACTATTACCTCAAGAAGCAGATCAGGACCTTCGGCCCGACAGGCGGGCTCGAAGCCGCGCTCATCGCTTACAATGGCGGGCCGGGCCGCGCCGAAGCGTGGATAAAGTCGGGGCGCGACGACAGCGTCATTCCCGAGGAGACCCGCAAATACTACAAGGAGATCATGGCCCGCCTGCCCGGCATGAGCGCCGGCAAGGGCAACCCGCAGTCGGTGGAGCTGGTCTTCAACCGCAAGGGCATGGCGGCCATCGCCGGGCAGAGCGAGGACAAGGTCAACCCGGATCTCGTCGGGCGCGTCAAGTCGTCCTTCGCGGCCTTTGGCATCGACAAGGTCAAGATCAACTCCGGTTTCCGAGACCAGAAGGACAACGCCCGCGTCGGCGGCGCCGGCCAAAGCCAGCACCTCAGCGGCAATGCCATGGACATCGACGTGTCCGGTTACTCGATCGAGGAGCGCAAGCAGCTGCTGCGCACCCTGTCGGCCAACGGCGTGACGGGCCTCGGCATCTACGCCAACTCGATCCATGTCGATCTCGGCGGCCGGCGCGCCTGGGGCTCGAGCCATCACAGCGACACGATCCCGATGTGGGCGCGCGACGTCGTCAAGGAGCACATGGCGGGCGGCGCCAAGGCGCCGACAGGTGCGGGCGTCGGTCCCTCCGGCCGCTACGCCACGCTGCCCTACGCCGATCGCCAGCGCTACATTGCCAACGCCGACCAGGCTGTCACGCAGCGTTACAACGAGACCAGCAAGGCTTCCGCCGTGCAGCGCGTCGAGCTGCAGTCGCGGATGGACGACGAGCTCGCCTCTATCCGCGCGACGGGCCAGGGCACCAGCCAGTTCGATGACACCGCCGTGTCGACCGTGCTCGGCGAAGACGACTACGTGAAGTGGGCCAACGAGAAGCGCAAGGCGCAGCGCATGTTCGTGGCGCGCGACGGGCTGTCTACGGCCACCATGTCGCAGATGGACGAGCGTCTCGCCGACTATGAGCCGGTGCCGGGCTCGCCGACCTACGCTGACGACATCCAGGTCCAGGCAGCCGTGCAGAAGGAGATCGACAAAATCACCAAGCTGCGCGCGACGCAGCCCGCCGAGGCGGCGATGCAGTTCCCAGACGTGGCGGCCGCGCATGACAAGGTGCGCGCCGGCATGGACCAGGGCAACCTAAACCCGGAAGACGTGCAGACTTTCGTCAAGGTCATGCTCGACCGGCAGAAGGAGTTCAACCTGAAGCCAGGCTCCGAGGCACCGGTGCCACGCGAGTGGGCTATGGAGATCGGCAAGTCCTTGGCGCGCGTGCCGGAACTCGCCGGCAAGAACGCGCCGGAAGTGAACGCTGCCATCATCGCGCAGTACCAGTCGCTGCAAAAGGCCTTCGGTCCTTACACCGAAGAGGTTATTCTGTACGCGCTGTCGGAATACCACGGCGTCGGAAAGAATACTGCAGAACTTCTTACAGGATACATGCAGGCGATCGAAGCCGGCGGTGATCCTCTGCGCCTGAAGCCGGGCGCGGCGACCGACCGCGACCAGGTAGAGAGTTCGTCGGACGAGGGCCTGTGGACGCGCTTCAAGAAGGGCGTCGGCGCGTTTATCAGCGGCACGGAAGACCCGGCCGCGCCCGCCGATCCGGGCCAGCCGGAGCCTGCAGCACCGCCGAGTTCCGAAGTCATCCTGCGCACCATCAACGCGCTCAACAGCGCCGAGACACCGGAGGAGGAAGCTGATATCGTCGCTCGCTATGGTCAGGCCGCGGTCGACGCTGCCAAGATGCGTATCGAGAGCGGCAAGCAGTGAACAGCCCGTTTCACCCGAAGACGATCCAGGTCCCCGGCATTCTGAGCGACGACGCGCTGCAGGAGCAGCTTAAGCAGTTCGCTAACAGCAAGAACGCGCTGCAGGACGCAGCACCCCCGCCCAACAGCGCGGTCGACTTCGCCGACAAGATACAGAGCGAGTTCCTCGACAAGAAGGCCCCGGCCATCCGCGCGCCGCAGGCGCCGCCTGCGGTCACGCCTGAGCGTCAGAAGCAGGACAAGGCGATAGACGTGCGCTCCAACGTCCTGTCCGAAGGCGCAGCCGCCATCGAAGACCCGACTATGCGCACCCTTCTGCTCGGCCCGGCGATTGGTCTGCTCGGCGAGGGTGGGCTGGTCAACAAGCTAGGAACGCTTGACAGCCCGGAAGCACGGCAGGCGGAAGCCGAGAGCCGCGCCGTCGACGCCGCCAAGGCGGAGGCAGCCGCCAAGACCGACGCCAACATGCGCGAGGAGATGCGCAACGTCATCGACGGAGACCAGACGCCGGAGGGCATCCGCGCCGTCTTGATGGGCGAGCCGGACCCGATCGGCCCGATCATCGCCGAGCAGAACAAGACGTCGATCGCCGAAGCCTCGGCCAAGCGCAAGGAGGCCGTCGAGGCGCTCACCGACCCAACCAAGCAGCCGACCCAGAAATGGTGGCTGGACGCCATGCAGCGCGGCGCGGCGGCAGCCTACGATGTCCCGGTCAGCGCGCTAAAGGCACCGCTCATCGCGTGGGAAATGACGCGCGACATGCTCTTCCTCGGCAACGACGAGAAGTCCACGGCACGCGCCTGGGCGGACACCGTCGATGCCACGCTGACCAAGATGCTGCCCGGCGACAAGACGCGCGCCAAGGACTTCGTTAGCAAGCTGTCGGCCGGCGGCGGCTCGCTGCTCGGCTTCATGATGGCGGGCTGGGCGGCGCGCGCTGTGGGGCTGCCGGGCGAGGTCGCGACGATGATCGCTGGCTCTACAAACCAGGCGACGCAGCAGTTTGAAGAGGCTGAGCAGTTCAACGCGGTCGGGCTGCAGAAGTATATGTCGTTCATCCTGGGCGGTGCGATCGGCCTTACCGAGGCGATCCCCGTCAACACGATGCTGTTCAAGCTAGACAACGCGTCGGGCGGTGCGGTGCAGCGCCTGTTGACGCGCACGGCAGCAGGCTCAATAGAAGAGTTCCTGCAGGAAGCCGGCCAGACTTTCGGTGAGGATGTCGTCGCCAAGCTGCTCTACGACAGCAAGCGCGATTTCGACGTCAACAGGTATCTCGAAGCCGGCCTGATCGGTGGCATCACCGGCGGCATGGCGGGCGCCGCCGCGTCCGTGCTGCACGAGACCGGCGTCACCGGCGACATGTCGCCGCCAGACTACGTCGTCGTCACGCCACAGCAGCGCGAAGCCGCAGCGATGAAGACCATCGAAGCGCTCGACCAGGAGTTCGAGGCGCTGCCCGGCCTGCCGGAGGCGACGGCGCAGAGCGAAGCCGCCCGCGTTCTCGGCACCGAAGGCACGCTCGCGCCGATCGACGTACGGCCGAACATCGCCCCGCCCGTGAAGGATGCCAAGCCCGTCCAGCCCGTCGTCGAAGGACCCGGCGGCACGATCCCCGTGCGCGAAGACGGCAAGATGGAGATCACGCACTGGAGCAGCAAGGTGCTCGACGTCGTCGATCCGGCGCGTCGCGGCACCGGGCCGCTGAAGGGCGTCGAGCGCTCGCGTCTCGGCACGCCGGGTAGCGACCCAAACGTTGTCGACCGTTCCTACTACGGCGTCGGCGACCCCGCCTTCTCGCAGCGCTTCGCTGCCGAGAACGCCAAGCTGCCGCCCCGCCAGCGCGGCGTCAAGGCGCCGACTGACCCGTACCACGGCGAGGGCCTCGGCCCCTACCAGCACACGGTCGCGGTCGACCCGAACACGATGTACAACTGGTACCAGGACCCGCTGAACCTGAAGGCGCAACTCGACCGCTCGACGCCCGCCACGGAGCAGGTCACCAAGTACGAGAAGCTGATCAAGGATGCCGGCTTCAAGGGCGCCTACTTCAGCGAGAGCCGGCTCGGCCAGACCGCCGTGCTGTTCGAAGCGGCGAAGCCGGAACGGGTCGTCGACCAGCGTTACGGCATGCCGGTCGGCGAGATCGCGACGCCCGCCGACTTCTCCAAGCCGACCGCCAAGACCTTCTCGGAGAAGGGCGGCTGGGCCGTCGTAACCGCGACGCAGGAGGCCGTCGGCCCGGCGACCGCGCCGGAGAACGTCGCCGCCAATGAGAAGCTGCGCGCCGAGCTGACCAAGAAGAAAATCCCGTACCAGGAAGTCGGCGGCTCCTACCAGGGCGTCGACCAGGGAAAGAGCTTCCTGGTCTTCATGCCGGAGGCGGAGGCGATCAAGCTCGGCAAGAAATACAAGCAGGAGAGCGTGCTCACCCGCAAAGGTCTCGAATACGCCGACGGCCGCCTTGTGCCGGCCGTACCCGACCAGACGGTCGTCGGCGATGCCGCGCGCAAGGGCGACTTCTTCTCGACGCTGCCGAACGGGGAGGCCTTCGCTGTCGGGCTCGACTTTAACGCGCCGACCCTCAACCGGGAAACCGGGCTGATCGATAACTTCAAGGTGCCAACGACCGCCGAGATTAAAGCGATCGAGCTCGGCATTCGCGACCTCGCCCCGCTGCCAGGGCTGACCAACTCGCCCGGCCCTGTCGAGATCGTCGTGCAGGCCGCGCGGGCTTACGCGCAGGCGCGCGGCCTGCCGGTTCGCCGGCAGGCCGAATATGTCAAGGCTGACCCGGAGCGTGGCAAACGCATCGCAGACGCCTACGAGAAGATGAAGCACGCGCCGGACAACCCGAAGGTCAAGGCCGCCTACCAGGCCATGGCCGACGAGACGCTGGCGCAATACCAGTTCGTCAAGGCGACCGGGCTGAAGGTCGAGGCGATCGAGCCGGGCATGCCGGACCCCTACCCGGGCGGCCCGAAGGAGGTACTCGCCGATCTGCAGAAGGGTCACCTGTGGTTCTTCCCGACAGAGAGCGGCTTTGGATCGCTGACCGACATCCAGGACAACCCGCTGCTCGCGCCGACCGATGAGTTCATCGGCGACAGGCAGTTGCTCGTTAACGACGTCTTCCGCATCGTTCACGACTTCTTCGGCCACGGCCTGGAGGGCGCCGGCTTCGGCGCACGCGGCGAGGAGAACGCCTGGCAGTCACACATGCGCCTATTCTCCGGCAGCGCCCTGCCGGCCGTAACGTCGGAAACGCGAGGCCAGAACAGCTGGGTCAACTTCGGCCCCTACGGCGAGGCCAACCGCAACAACCAGCGCGAGACGGTCTACGCCGACCAGAAGACCGGCATCATGCCGTCGTGGACGTGGACCGAAGGCGTCGCCGACGACGGCCGCGCCGCCGAGGAAGCGGACCTCCTCGCCAACATCCAAGCGCCTGCCCGCGTCGAGAAGCTGCTCGACCAGATACCCGGCCTGAAGGGCGTCGCCGTCAACATGACAGCCGACGAGCGCGCCAAGCTGTCGAAGGCCAACGCGCAGAAGATCGTCGACATCTTCACCAAGCTGCCCGACCCGAAGGAGATGGCCGCCGTCGCGATCTCCGGCCGCGCCAAGCGGGGCTGGTACAAGCGCAGCGCAGAGGCGCTGGTCGACATCTTCGGCCTGCAGGATGCGCCGCGCTTCGCCGGCCTGCTGGCAGCCCTGTCGCCACAGACGTCCGTCGAAAATAACGCCATCAACGCCCTCTATACGTGGACCAACTGGATCAAGGCGGAGCGCCCGACCGACAGGAAGAAGATCATGGCCATCCTCGGCCAGAGCGTGCAAGGCGGTCGCGGCGAGGCGAGCGTGCTGCCGGCGTGGGTCAATAACGCCGTCACAGCGCTGACCGAACCCGACGCTATGAACATCACGCTGTCGGGGCCGAAGGTCGACAGCTTCATGAAGAACCTGCAGGGCGTCGTCGTCGAGGTGACGAACGACGCCTGGATGGCCAACTTCGCCAACATAGACCAGTCGCTTTTCGCCAAGTCGGGTGCCGTACCTGGCAAGGGTGCAGGCTACATCGCCATGTCGGCCGCCGTGCGCGATGCCGCCAAGGCCGCCACGAAGATGACCGGAGAGACGTGGACGCCGGCCGAGATCCAGGAAACCGTCTGGTCGTGGGCCAAGACGCTCTACGAGAAGGCGAGCGCAGCCGGCGAGAACCGCACGGCTGCCCAGATCATCGCCGCCGGCGACATGACAGCCGAGGAGATCGGTGCTACACCTGACTTTGCGTCGCTGTTCGTCAGCGGCGTCTACCGCAACATACTCGAGAAGGGCGGCTACGATGTCGAGCGACTTGCTAAAAGCAGCGGAGAGCGCGATGGCGGCGATGTTCGGCGAGGCCGACCGACATCGGCCGAAGGAACAGGCATTGCTCAACGCACTTTCGACCGGCACCTCAAGCGCGCCGCCGAGCGCCTCGATGCGCTCCGCGCCCGACGCAAAGCCGAAGAAGACCGCGGCCCAACCTTCACTCTAGCCGAGACCTTCGACCAAGGCGGGCCGGCTCCCGATCCTCTTGGCCACCTGTCGGAAGCCGACCGGGCGTTCCTCGACGAGCAGATGCTGGCCAACCGTGGCACCGGCAACCGCGCCCCGCTGAAAGGCGAGCAGACCCGCCCAGCCCAAGGCATCGCCGCCAATCCGAACGCACCCCAGGCGGAGACGGTCGACGTCACGCTCGCCAAGATCAGCCAGGACGTCGTCAAGCTGCTCGACGCCACCGCGCGGCAGGGCCGCCTGACGATCAAGGGCAAGGGCGTGCTCGGCCAGTACAGCCGCAAACAGGACGTCGTGCGCGTCAAGACGATGAGCGACCTGTCGACGGTCGTCCACGAAGGCGGCCACGCGCTCTACTTCGACGCTGGCCCAGCGCTGGCCAAGGTGATCCAAGACAACGAAGCCGTCGTCATGCAGGCGGCAACCGATCTCTATGGCGGCGACGTCGCCATGCTGCCGCGCAAGGAGCACATCGCCGAGGGCTTCGCCGAGTTCTTCCGCGTCTACGTCCTGCACCGCCAGTTCGCCGAGACCAAGTACCCGAAGCTGACCGCCGACTTCACGGCAGCACTGCAGGCCGAGGCGCCGACGCTGCTGCCAGGCCTCGACATCGTGCGCAAGAAATTTGAGGCGTGGCTGCAGCTGCCCAGCGCCCAGCTGGTCAAGAACAAGATCGTCAGCGGCAAGCAGGACGGCAAGTTCACGGCTGCCATCAAGGAGTTGCAGGACGCCGGCTTCCCGACCTGGATGCACGAGGTCGCGCGTAAGACGGTCGAAACCAGCATCAACCGCTACGCCGGCTTCAACGACATCGTCAGCCAGATATTGAACAAAGGCCAGGAGAACGCCGGCAAGGCGCTCGACGTCAAGCGAGCCGACGACCCCCGCATCCTGCTGCGCCTGGCCGCCAACTCCGGCGCCCGCGCCATGATCGAGGCGACCGACGGTGTGATCGGCTACCGCTCCGTGCAGTCGTCGACGCGCGGCCTGCGCGACGCGCTGTTGATCAGCCAGGGCCGCCGCGTCGACCAGAACCTCGGCACGATAGACCCGATCCGCCAGCAGGACTTCGCCGCCTATCTCGTGGCGCTGCGCGGCATTGACGAGTACCGCCGTCTGGCCGAAGGCAAGCTCGAACGGCCGCCCTTCGACGACATCACGCTCGGCGATCTGCACATTACCGTGAAGGAGCTCAACGACATCTACGGCACGGACTTCGTGCGCGCCGCCGAGATCGTCAACGAATACGGCATGGGCCTATGGAAGAAGTCTTACGACGCCGGCCTGATGTCGAAAGAGACCTACACCAACGGGCTCGACCGCAAATTCTACGCGCCGCTGCAGCGCGACATGAGCGACAAGAAGAAGTCGCTCGGGCCGTCGGCGCTGACGCAAGGCGCGTCGATCGTCAAGCGTTTCCGTGGTTCCGGCCGCGACATCATCGACCCGATGGATGTGCTCATGCACAAGACCTTCGCGCTCGAAAAGATCATCGCCAAGAACGACGCCATGAAGGCGCTCGCCACGCTGGCCGACCGCGCCGGCAAGGTCGGCGCGCTGGTCGAGCGCGTGCCCGCCCAGCAGCTGATCGGCAAGCAGTTCTCCGTCAAGGAGATCGCCCGCCAGCTGACCAAGGATGACACGATCTCGGAGACTGACGCCGAAGACCTGATGACGATCCTGCAGGCGTCAATCGAAGACGACAGCGTGCTCAGCCTGTTCCGCTCGGAGCAGGCCTCGACCAAGGGCGAGAACATCGTCTTCTTCTGGGACAGCGGCCGCCTGGCTGCGCTGCAGCTCGCCGACGGTGATCTCGGTGCCGACGTCGTCAACACGCTGAACGGCGTAGGGCGCGAGAACCTGCCGATGTTCGTCGACCTGATCGCCGCCACGTCGACCGCCTTCCGTGCGGCCATCACGTCGTGGCCGGACTTCCTCGCCGTCAACTTCATCCGCGATCAGTTGTCGGCCTTCATCCTGACCGACGTCGGCTTCAAGCCGTTCTACACCGGCATCAAGGGCACCTTCGACGAGCTGCGCCAGCGCCAGTGGGCCAAGCAGTACAACGCCGCCATGGGCATCATGGGCGGCATGAACGTCGCCACCCTGCACAATGCGCGCGTCAACCGCGACATCGGCGCGCTGCGCAAGAAAGGCTACCTCGCAAAAGCCTTCAGCGGCGGTGGTATGCTGGGCGCCGTCAAGGGCATGGCGAACATCGCCGAGCTCACCGAGACGGGCACCCGCATCGGCATCTACAAGAGCGCTTTCGAGCGCGCCAAGAAGGACGGGCTGAACGACTACGAGGCGTCGATAGAGGCGGGCTACACCGCGACCGACTACATGGACTTCGGCCTCAACGGCTCGAAGATGCTGCTGTGGCGCCGCACGATCCCTTTCCTGAACGCCCAGCTGCAGGGTCTCTACAAGATGATGCGGACGCTCGGTGCCGACGAGGTGCGCCAGCGCAAAGGCCTCATGTTCGTGCTGAAGTCCTACCTGAAGTCGACCAAAAACCTCGACCTGTCGCGCACCGAGAAGCTGGCGATCAACACCGGCCGCAAGGCGTGGGTCAAGATGATGTCGCTCGGTCTGCTGAGTGCCGCGCTGCACTTCCTGTTCGAGGACGACCCCGACTACCAAGAAGCGGGCGAGTACCTGCGCACGACCGGCTGGGTCATCCCGACCGGGGACGGCAAGGTGTTCTACATCCCGAAGCCCTTCGAGCTGGCGGTGTTTGCCAACTTTGTCGAGCGTGGGCTGGAGGCAGCCAATGGCGACCAAAGCGCCAAGGGCCGCTTCATGCGCGGCCTCGCCATGAACCTCGTCCCGCCGACCTCGCCACCGGCCATCCAGATCGGCGTTGAGTTGGCGGCCAACTACGACTTCTTCGCCGACCGCGAGATCGTGCCGAGCTACATGCAGGCGCTCAGCCCGGAGCTGCAATTCAACAACTACACCAGCGAGCTGGCGAAGAGCATCGGCCAGGCGACCGGCGTGTCGCCGATGGTGCTCGACCACATCATGTCCGGCCTCGGCGCCTCGGCCTACCGAGACATGAGCACCATGACCAATGCGCTCGACCCGAACCGCCCAAACATGGACGCGACCGACGCGCCGATCCTTCGCCGCTTCGTGCGCGACGTCCGCCGTGGCTCGGCATCGAGCAAGGACTTCTGGGGCATCGCCTCGACGCTGAACGGCAGCTTGCGCCGCGCGGAGACTACCTACAAGGCGTACCTAGAGGCGGGCAACGAGAACGCCGCCAACGCCTTCCTCGCCACACTGGACGAAGATGACCGGGCCTACGCCCTGCTGACGACGCACTTCAAGGCAGACGCCAAGAAGCTGAACCCGTTCTACCGGGGGCGGCAGCTTACGACGATCGTCTCGGCCATGCGCCGTGAGATGGTCAGTCCGCTCGGCATGGAGGACACGACGACCAAGGCGGGCGGCGAGATCAAGCTGACCAGCCGCGAGAAGGCGGACCTGGACGAGGCGCTGTCGGAATACGCGCGCCGCGAGATGCGCAACACGTTGATCGCCATGGGCGCGCCCGGCTGGGCCGGCAAGAAGCCGCTCGACGCGCAGAGCACGGTCGACCTGATAACGTCCATCGAGCCGCGCGCCGGAGAGGAGCTACAGCGCCGCATCAAGAAGGCCGGCGTCTACAGCTTCGACACCGTCAATACCTATTGGCCCGAGGTGAAAGATCGGCTATTGAGAGACCATGAGAATACATTCCTAAAGGACATTCTCACCATCGCGAAGGTCATGAGATGACGGTCACCGAAAAGTCGTCGCGCAAGCTGATCTCCGGCACCGGCTGGACGAACCCGCTGACGCACAATTTCGAGCTTGAGAATTCGACCCATCTCAAGGTCTACGCGGACGACACCCTGCTTACGCTGGGCGTCAATTACACCGTGTCCGGCGTCGGGTCAGACAGCGGCTATTCCGTGACGATCAACACGCCCGGTGTGTGGACCCCGACGACGTGGGTCTTGTCGGTCGAGCCCCCTATCAGTCAGGCCGAGGACGTAAGCCTGGGTGGCGTCTTCGGCGCCCGTTTCGAGGAGGGTATCGACGCGTTGACGCGGCGTGTGCAGCGCCTGTGGGACGGCGTGTCGCGGTCGTGGAAGACGCCGCTCACGGAGAGCGCGTCGCCGGGTACGCTAACACTGCTAGACGAGGGGCATTTCTGGATCGCCGACGCCGACGGAAATATGGTCGACGGCGGCGATGGCGGCGACATCGCAGCGGCCGGCGCCGCCGGGACAGCTGCGGTCAACGCGCTTGCCGCCATTACCGCCCTAATCCCCTCTATTTCCTCGTACGTCATATCCTCGTGGACAGCAGCGGCGGGGGTAAGCGTCGGTGCGTCGATCCAGAACATCACGCTCGGCGGGCGTTACGCTTTTGGAGACCGGGCAGGGCTTATCCCCTGCGTTCGCGTCATGGCCATGCCGACTACGCACAACGGGTGGGTAAGAACAGCAGATCGTTACCGGTCTGACGGAACCATTCACGCCACGGACGGCGGCTATTGGGTATTCCAGACAGGTGGCTTCAACAACGTCTGCGCGTTTGGGGCCAAGGGCGATAGCGTCACGGACGACTACGCAGCAATTCAGGGCGCGGTCAACCATCTCAACGTCACTTGGGCTTCGGGCGGGACTGTTTTCTTCCCGGCTGTCAACGGCGCCTACATGTGCCTGAGCCAGGTCAATATCGCTGTCGCTCCGATGACGCTTCGCGGAGAAAACCAGTCGGCGACAATCCACGCTGGCACGTCTGACATCTGCGTCTTCAACGTCACCATCGGCAAGACCACAATCAAAGACCTAACGATCTACGGGTCAGGCATCTATGGTCTTCCCTCTTCCCCCACAACGATCTCCGCAATCACATACCCAACTGTTTGGTTCCACGGAGCGCAGGCGGTTAATTGCACTCTTGACCACTGCATCGTCTACGGCGGTAAGTGGGCCATTCTCATGGAGGGGGGCGACAATAAAATTTACCGCTGCGAGGCCAGTAAGGCCTACGGCGGGGCTCTCGTGGAGATTTCTGGCGGCCACTTTCTCGAAAGAAACGCTTTCGACCATCCGTGGATCGACGGCGCGGGTCTGCCGGACCAGCAAACTATTTCCGGCTCGGTTGCTGCCCGGACTAACACCACGGCCTACAACAAATACGACCTCCGCGAACTAGGAGGTTATATCATGATGTGCTATGTCGCTGGTACATCCGGGGGGAGCGCTCCCACGCTACGCCCGTATGCCATGCCGATCACCGATGGCACCGTGACTTGGTATCTTCTCGCCCCGGTTAGCTACTATGGAATACTGTTAAATACCGGCGCCCTTGAAGTCTCCATCATGCACCAGGACCTTAGCGGCCCGTTCTCTGTTTGTATCGGGAGCGCTACCGGCGCAACAGGACTTAACCTTATTCTTACCGATAGTACGCTTGGCGGTGCTTTCTTGTCTGGTGTCGTTATCAACGACGCGTATAATTGGGTGATGCACGGCAACCATACTGGAAACGGCATTATTCAAGGTACGGCCGATATACTTGTGTCGGGAAACTTCGATGGTCAATGCACGATCGTTAACAACTTCATCAACAGCGGGGCAAGGTGCGTATATTTCGCGCCGAATGCAGGTCATAATGGGAGTGTCATCGTAAAAGGCAACCACTTCCAGCCCCGATTAGGTGGCGGCGCTATAGCGGTTGGATTTGAGGCGGCCCCCGACAAAAACAACTTCATTGTTGAAGGTAATGTTTGCGTGGCGGGTTGCGTCCAGGGCATCAAAGTGGCTGCGGGCACGAGCGACAACTACGCAATCAGCAGCAACGTCAATGCCGCAGGTATGGCCAGGGCAAACTTCATCGTAGACAGCGGCACCGGCCTCAACAAGACCGTCAACAACTCGGGCGGCATCAACTACCCACAGCAGGAGGTCCTGCTGTTTGAACTAACCCTCGACTGCAACTCGACGGCGGACCAGGCGCTCGCCATAAAATACAGCTGCGCGTCCTACCTGATCTCCCGCGTTCGCGGCGAGAACCCGAGCGCTGATGTTTCCGCCATGGTCTATGGGCTCTACACCGCCCCGGCCGCCGCTGGTACGCAGATCGTTGCGGCGGGGTCTACTTTGGCGGCATCGACCGCCGCCAACCTCGCATCAACCGTGAGCCCGTCTGCTGCCGGCCTCAATACGAGGACAGAGCAGACGCTTTACTTCAAGGCCAGCGTCGGTGCCGGAGCAGGGCGTACTGTGATCTACTCAATCTGGGGCTACCCACGGTCGTGAACCAAGCGAGCTACATCACAGGAGAGACGCGGTGGACCTGAACCTAGGCGATACGCGCCTCATCATCAATGCCTGCAAGTCGGCGGGGCTGCTGCGCAACCAGGCGGCGTACGTGCTCGCCACGGCGTGGCACGAGAGCGCCCACACCATGAAGCCGGTGCGCGAGATGGGCGGCGAGAAGTACCTGCGCGCCAAGAAATATTACCCCTACGTCGGCATGGGCTACGTGCAGCTGACGTGGCGCAAGAACTACGAAAAGGCGGGGGCGGCCCTCGGCGTCGACTTCGTCGCCGAGCCGAAGCTCCTGCTGCAGGCGAGGTTCGCCGCGCCGATCCTCGTCACCGGCATGTCCGAGGGGTGGTTCACTGGCAAGAAGCTGGCCGACTACATCACGTTGGGCAAGTCGGACTTCGTGAACGCCCGCCGCATCATAAACGGCACCGACGACGCGCGGCTGATCGGCGGCTACGCGCGCGAGTACGACGCGGCGCTGAAGGCCGAAGGCTACGGCGAGGATCCGGCAGTGACCGAGCCCGCGAAGACCGTGCAGCAGGGCGCCGGCACGAAGCCGGACGTCGTCCTCGTCGACGGGCCGAAGGCTGACGAGACGCAGGTCGTGATCGTGCAGACGCCAAAGAACGAGCCGGCGAAGGCGCCAGTGCCTTCATCGAAGACCGGGTTCATGGCGCTGGGTGCAATGCTCCTCGCGATCGTGACCGCCGCGCTGAAGTATTTTGGAGGCTGACATGGCGAACACAATATCGCAGCCCTCGGCCAACCCGACCAACAAGCTCACGGCCGCCGTGGTCGGCGTGGCGGTGGTCGAGGTGGCGCGCACCGCGTTGGCAAACTTCGCGCCCGGTTGGAGTGACCCCGCCATGTGGACGGCGCTGTCGCCGATCATCGTCTTCATGTGTGGATGGTTCGTCCCAGACGCCCCCAACATCGTCGTGCATGTCGAGGACAACAAGTGAGCCTCCTCCTGCAATTCTGGCCCTATCTCGTGGCCGCCGGAGCGGCGCTGCTCAGCGTCTTCGGCCTCTACGCGACAGGGCGGGCGGCCGGGAAGAACGCGCAACTCGTGAAGGAGGCGAAAGCCCGTGAACAGAACCTGGACAAGCTCAAGCGCGCTGCTGCTGCTCGCCCTGTTGGCGGGGTGTCAGACGACCCCAACAACCGGGACCGATAGTGCGTGCTTGATTTGGCAAGCGCAAAGCTATTCCGCGGTGAAGGATAGCAAGCAGACTGTGGATGAAATCCGCGCGAAGAATGCGGTGCGCGCTGCCTACTGCAAATGACCGCCCACGGCGGGGAGAAAGCATAGTGTTCGGGCACGATCTGTCGTTCTGGCTGGCGGTCCTGGGGGCGACGGCGGTTAAGCTGTTCACGTCCCCCTACGGCGGCGTACTGCGGGTATTGGCCACCATTTTTGCGGCTCTTTTTTCAGCCTACGTGTTCACGGGACCTGTCGTGCAGTGGCTGGGGCTAACCCCTGAAACCTACACGGCGCCGATCGCAGCGCTGCTCGCGCTTACCGGCGAGGGGCTCATGCGCTTTCTCATGTCTTCGGCGAACGATCCGGGGAGACTGTTTGATCTGTTCCGCCAATGGAGGGGCGGGAAATGAAGCTGCAACGCGCTGATTGGAACTGGTTCGTGCTTATCATCGTAGGGTGGGCTACGCTTCTCGGGCTCGTCTTCGCGCCCCCCTCTCTGTGGTTTGAGGTGAGATCAATCCACGTCGACGACAGCACTGTCGGCACAACCCCAAAAATGCGCGTCGACAGGTCTATTTACAGGACCGTACCCATGACCGCTTACGTTACAGTGGCAAAAAAGTGGCCGAGCGGCTTCGCTATATACTGCCCGATAAAGGAGCGAACGCAGGTGTATAAGCAGGACGCCGTGTTGCCCGATGATTTAGACTTGGACTGGTACACGTTCGGCGACGAGTGCGCAAAAAAATTGCCGGCCGGGAAGTACCGTCTTGACATCACGTGGGTCATCCACCCGCCCCTATTCCCAGACAAGCTGGTGAGGCAGGTGTCCAACACGTTCGAGAAAACCCAGCCGTGATGAGTTAGCTCGGGCCGTCGGTTGCGTCACGGTCGCCGGGCGGCGCCTTCACGCCGTTCACCTCGGACCCCGTCAGCGTGTAGCCGACCAGATCGACGAAGCTGTCGAGGTGGTCCGGCGTCTCGCAGAGGCGGGCCTCTTTCATCAGCCGCATCAGCGGCGAGACGTCGGCCGCCGTCACGTCGATGTTGCGCCCCGTGTTCTTGAAGTAGGCGTCCCAGAAGCGGGCGATCCGCGCGAAGTTGTTCTCGGGCGGGCCGTAGGCCTTGCGCCGCTCGCCGCTGGTGATGCGGAGCGCTTCAAACGCGAGATAGTGCTTCGCGCGCTCGGCTTCGCCGGCAGGCGTGAGCGGCGAGCGCACGACCTCGAAGTCCGACCCCTTCTTCTTAACTTCGAAATCCGACATAACTTGCTCCCTTTTAGCGCGCGACCGGGTTAGCTCGGCGCGTGCGTGCGCTTCCGCTGCAGTCGTAAAGAATAACATCATACCCTCCGCAGGTACTTCGTGAAGGCGTCCTGGTCCGCCATTTTCCCCACGACGCGGTCGTACTTGACCTCGTCGATCGTCCCGCGCGCCAGGATGATGTGCTCGAAACAACGCTTCACCTGACCCTGGCGCCAAAAGCGCTTGCGGGTCTGGTCGAACAGCTCGGCGGACCACGGCATGTCGTAGACGATCATCTGGTTGCCGCCGCGCTGCAGGTTCAGGCCGTGCCCGGCGGACGCCGGGTGGAGAGCCAGCAGCGGGAACAGGTTCTCGTTCCAACCCTTCTCGTAGAGCGCCGCCTTGGCGTCACTGGTGCCGTTGCCGAGGAAAGGCAGCCCGCTGTAGAGCTCCTGCATGACGCGCAGGTCCTCGACAAAGCCGTAGACCAGCAGGGCCGGCGATCCGTCGAGGTCCTCGACCAGGTCGACGAGCTTGTCGGCCTTGGCCGTGTGCAGGTGCTCGACCTCGGTGTTGCCGGCCTCGCCGTAGAGGAACCCCTGCGCGATCTGGGCGAGCTTGCCGCTGGCGACGCCAGCGCTGACCGCCATGAAGTGCTTCTCGCCGACCTTGGCGAGCAGGTCGCGCTCCATGTCGCGGTAGAGCTTCATCACTTTCGGCGGCAGGTCGACCCAGTGGACGACCGTCGTCATCTCCGGCAGCTCGGGCATCTCCGACGGGTCGATCGTGAACGATACCGACGCGATCTGCTTGATGATCTTCGTCTCGCTCTCCGGCCGGATTGTCCAGTTGAAGCCTTGATAGTCGGATAGGAAATGTTTCCTACGCCACGTATCGAAGGAGCGCGGCTTGAACAGGCCGTTGGCGGTCAGCAACTGCAACGGGCGGAACTGGTCGATATAGTCGTTCGGCCTGGGCGTGCCGGTCAGGCCCCACCTGATCTTGAAGCGGTCGATTATCTTGTTGAGGTGCTTCGTCGCGAGCTTCGAGCGCGGGCTCTTGAACCGGGACAGCTCGTCGATGCAGAGCAGGTCGAACAGACGATGGTCCGGCGGTAGGTCCTTGAGGAGCGCCACCAGCCACTTCACGTTATCGATGCCGATGACATAGACCTCGGCGTCGCTCGCCAGCAAGGTGGCGCGCTCGGCCGGATCGCCCGCCACGACGCAGACCTTCATGCCGGCGAGGTGTTCCCACTGCGGCGGCTCGGCCGGCCACACCAGCTGGGCGACGCGCTTCGGGGCGAGCACGAGCGCGCAGCGGATGTGGCCGTCGTCGATCAGTTCGCGGATCGTCGTCAGGCCGATAGCCGTTTTCCCCGCGCCCATGCAGAGGATTGCCTGCGCGACGTCACTCTCGTAGAGCTTCGCGATCGTGCGCTGTTGATAGCCATGGAGATCAGCTTTGGAGCGCAATGTCGACTTCCTCCTTCGTGTCGCACCGATAGACCTCATGGCCCAGCCGTTCTAAATGCGCGATCATAAAACCCTGCAGGCGCGCCAGCCTTCCGCCGGCCGGCCGCTTCAACTCCACGACGATGACCCGCCCGCCAGGCAGGAAGCAGGTCCTGTCCAGAAAGCGGCGGCCCGGCACCTTGTCGGTCTTCAAAGTAAATCCGCCGAGCGCCTCAACGCGCTTGACAAGGTAGCTTTCTATGGTACTTTCCAAGGTCATTAGCAAGCACCATACCACGCTTTGCCCGGAAGGGAAGACCGAATGAACGCCGAGCACAAGAGATTTTCGCGCGACAGCGTCGTACCCCGCAAATATTACCTGTCCCAGGCCGCCGTCGACAAGCTCGAGGAAGAGAGCCGGAACACGTCGTACTCGCTGAGCGTCGTGCTCGACATGCTTATCAAGAAGTACCTGCCGACGAAGCCCCGCAAACCCCGCGACCCCGCCATCGAGGCCGCGCGCAAGGAAAGGTTCGACCTGTGACTGCTGCCCCCGAAGAAGCCCACTCCTCCCTCGTCGGCGGTTCGACCGCCGACCGCCGCATCAACTGCCCCGGCTCCTACCAGATGGAGCAGAAGCTGCCGGCGACCGTCAAGAACGAGAGCTCATCCTACGCGGACGAGGGCACGGCGCTGCACGCGGCGATGCAGTACATCCTCGTCAACAACATCGTCGATATCGACGAAGTGCGCGGCATGGAGTTCGAAGGCTATGTCATGACGACGGAGTTGATGGAGCAGGCCGTGATCCCCTGCGTCGACTTCTTCGACGCGCTCTGCGAAGAGAGTGTCGAAGAAGGCGAGCTCGACTTCATGGTCGAGCAGCGCTGCCAGATGCCGGGCATCCCCGACGCTTTTGGCACGTCCGACCTGATCGGCCGCACGAACAAGCGCTCGGTCATCGTCGACTGGAAGTTCGGCGTCGGCGTACCAGTCAAGGCCGCATATGAAGACGACAACGGCGTCATGCAGCCCAACGCGCAGCTCATGTTCTATGCGCGCGCCGCGATGCACTCGTTCCCCGACATGTTCGACCGTAACAATCCCGACTGGCCGGTCGATCTCTACATCGTACAGCCGCGCGGCCGCGACAGCGACGGCGCGCCGTCGCATCACCAGGTGACCGTCAAGCAGCTCAACGAGTTCCGAGACCGTCTCGTTCGAGCGGTCTCCGAGGCGAAGGGCAAGAACCCGGCGACGAAGCGCGGCGACTGGTGCCGCTTTGCCAAGTGCAAGGCGATCTGCCCGCACTTCACGACGCCGGCGGTCGACCTGACGAAGATGCACGGCGCGCTCGAAAAGAAAAAGACCGGCGTGCTCGCCGGCGTCGACATCGACTGGTCGGTCGTCTACGGTGAGCTGCTGACGCTCGCCGACCTGGCCGAGTTGATCATCGGCGAGGTGCGCGCCCAGGCGCACGCCTTCCTCGAAGAGGGAAACCAGATCGTCGACGTCGAGGGCAACCAGCTCTACAAGTTGGTGCCGAAGCGGCCGACGGAGAAGTACACGGACGATCGGGCAGCTTACGACATGGCCCTGGCGCACGGCGTCGAGCCGCAGGACGCCATGACGGCGCCGACGGTAAAGTCGCCTGCGCAGCTGCGCGAGGCGCTCGCCGAGA